GGGTTTTAAGGCAGGGAAGTTTAAAATAGATATGGACAAGATTAAGAGTATTGATTACAAAAGATTTATAATGTTTACAAAGATGATATTAAAATTAAATCAAGAAATATCAGATAAAAATGTAAACAGATAGAAACGTAAAATAATGTTTCTATATTTAGAGCGTCAATTGAATGGTCAATTGGGATAAAAACAAAAAGGATAAAATAAATTATGCCAATAAAGAGAAATAACTTGAACGCACTTTACAGTGCAATGGATTCACTTAACATTAACAAGAAGGACAAGCAGAAGTCTTATGAAGTCGAAGGCTTGTTTAAGCCTAAGATGGGTGCAGACGGTAAGTTTACTGTCGTTCTCAGATTCCTTCCAGCACATCCGGATGAAGAAATTCCTTGGGTAGAAAACCGTTCTCACATGTTCCAGCTTGCTAACGGTTCATGGTTCGGTTGTGATTGTGCTAAGAAGTGGAATGATCCATGTCCGATTTGCGATTACAATGCAAAGATTTGGACAAAGTATGGTAGAACTGATGAAGCACGTATGCGTGTTAAGGATAAGTGGAAGCCAAAGTTCTATTCTAACGTTTACATCGTTAAGAATCCAAATGCTCCAGAAACAGAAGGTCGTGTTTATAGACTTGAATACGGTCGTGCAATTATGAAGTTCATCCAGGATGCAATGGCTGACAAGGATGATGCAGAACTTGGTGTAATTCCAGGTATTAATCCGTTCTCCTGGTGGGGTCCGAATGATAAGGCAGTTCTTGATGGTGAAGATAAGGCTGGTGCAAACTTTGTTTGGGAAGGTATTAAGGGTTCTAACGGTCCTAACTACTCTACCTCGCACTTCAGCAATCCACGTAGAATGTGTAAGCTCGGTCAGGACGGTAAGCTTGTTGAAATGACTGACGCAGAACTTGACGTCGTTGAATCTCAGCTTTATACCTTGAAGGATATTGAAAAGCAGAAGGATCAGATGCGTTCTTATGAAGACATCCTTAAGTTCTATAAGACAAAGGCTGGTGAAGATTTGTTTGCAGAATTTGAAGATGGTACTGATTATACAGCAACAGTAAATACTGGTAAGACAGTCGATGCAGATGATGAAGGTATGTTTAGTTCTCCTGCTCCAAAGAAGACAGTTCAGACTCCAGTTGAACAACCTGATGAAGAACCTGTTTTCGAAGCAAGTTTCGAAACTCCAAAGACAACTTCAGTTTCTTCTCCAGTTCAAGAAGCAGAAGATGAAGATGACTTCTTTGCAAAACTTGCAAATGGTTAATTTTTAATTCTCCGAAATAAAAAATGTAAAACATAAGATGTAAAAGTCTTATGTTTTATTTTAGGATTTTTATTATGACAAAAAAGAAAACAGAAGATAAAAAAGTTGATTTACAGAGAGCTAAAGATATTGCAGAAGTAATTGGAACACTTTCACAGTTTACACCAAGATTCGATGTAGAGAACGTTCCATTATTTTCAAGAACATTCCTTCTTAAGAATATACTTGGATTTACAGAAGAAGAAATCATAGAAAATGATAAACTTATTAATGAAGAATCACAAGCAATTCTTGCAACTTTAGAATATCTAAAAGGTACAGCAAATCAGGTAATTCCTGAAAATAAAACAACAAAAACTAAGAAAGTAAAGGTAAATTAAAATGATTGATACAAATAGTATGTATGGCAGTGTTCAGGAAGAACAGGATTCGTTTGTTCAGCTTCAGAAGCAACTCAAGCAAAAGATTGAAGGCCAAAAGTTGACCGCGGAAGAAATTCAGCTTCCAGATTTTCCAGAAGAATATATTGAAGCAACAGCTCTTGAAACTATGTATAATATGCAGGAAGCACTTCAAAATATTCTTGCTGCAAAGCGTGGTACTCTTGCTCCAACGAACAAGGAAGATAATCATCAGAATGCAAAGCGTTCAGGTTATTTCATGATGAGTACAGTCACAGAATTGTTTGAACTAATGGAACAGCTTGAAAAGGACAATTTTGAAGTTACCGCAGAAGGTAAGGCTGAAGCAGTTGATGCATTACACTTCGTTTATAACCAGCTGCTCTATCTTAAGTATCGTCCGAAGATGACTCTTCAGAAGTTCTATGATATTGCTATTGAAGATACTAAGACTGGTACTATTGGTTCTAATAGCCTTCAGTATCTTATCGGTGATTTTATTGTCGCGGTCGGTGACTTGTATCAGAATTGTGCATCTTATAAGGATTGGAAGACTTATTCTGAATGGAAGGAAGATCCTCTTAAGATTCAGGAACTCGGCGACAAGATGTTTATCAAGTTTGTGAAGATTTTTGTAAATCTTGGTATGACACCAGCTGAAATCTATAAGTGTTACCGTGATAAGAATATCGAAAACGTAAATCGTCAAAAGACTGGCGGAAGATACGAAAAGTAATTAAATTCCAAAAATTTCAATTTAAAAGGAAAGATTTTAACGATCTTTCCTTTATTTTTTATAAATATAATAAATTGAAAAATTGAGGAGAAACAATGAATTTGAATGAAGCAAGAAGCATTCTCGGTAACTGTGGATATTCATTTTTGAAAGAATCTACAGAATTATCTAGGGATATTGTGCTTAAGTTCGCTAAGCAATTAGCACATCAAGATAAAAGAATTGGCCTTGTTAAAGGAAAAAATCCAGAAGATGGTGACTTTGATATAATTGTTTATTATAATGACAATAAGGTTAAAGTTGCATCTTATAAGGGTTATGAAAATGCTGTTTATGTAAGGGAATTCAAGAGTTCTTTATCTGGAATGGAAGCAAAGAAAGTTGAAACCTTAGAAGACTTACGTTCTTTTATTGATTCTACATTGAAATATATGGAAAAATATAAAGAAAACAATAATAATCAATACAAGACAAGTGTTAATGATATTGAAAATGATAAAGAAGAATGGGCTAACAACATAGAACAAAACGAATCCTTAAAAATTAAAAAAGCATTAAAGCTTCTTTCTGAATGCGGATATTCAATTAAGGGTGATGCAAATCTTAACGAAATGTCTCGTGCATCTGACCGTGTTCTTGGTCATGATTCTGCAGAAAACTTGCTTTATATGCTTGCTGACTGGAAGAAACAGTATGATAGAACTGGTAAGAATGCTACATTAGGTCAATTAGTTAAATTCCTTCAAGAAAATGATATTAGCTGGGATTTAATTAATAGTTTTAGCATCCCAGGTTTACCAAGAACTGAACCGGCTACACGTTCATCTAAGAGAATTGACCTTGAATTAATTATTTCTGTTCTTCAAGATCAACTTGAACTGGAAGTTAGTGACGTTCGTAACCGTGTTGACTTAGGTAAAGATGATTATGATAGATTAATCGACACCTTCTGGGATTATTATGAAAAGAATCGTGATGGTGAAGATGTTTCTGGTATTGTTGATTCTGAAAATTTCCAGGCACTCATTAGATTGTTTGCTGAAGAACCAGATACTGCAAGAGAAGTTTTTGGTAGAAACTTTGACAGAGCTAATAGCAAGTTACAGAGATTCATTAATCCTGATTCCCCAGCTGCTTTGATTGGTGAATTCTGGGATTGGTATTATGCTAAGAAAGCTGGTCATGATGTTGATTTTGATCCAGAAAAGGCAGAAAAGATTGCTGACTTGCTTGAAACTCCGAATGCTAAGGATGAAATTTTCGGCGGTAGCGGTTCTTACTTTACTGTTCTTAGAACAATTAGCAACATTCTTGGTAGACAGCTTGGTCAGAGAGACGCTGACTTTGACTACGATTCATTAGGTGGTGAATTGTCTCTATAATTTTAGATTTACCAAAATTAAATTAAAAGGGTTGACAAAAGTCACCCTTTTTACTATTTTTATATAAAAAACAAGGAGATAAAATAAATGTTTGCACTTGCATGGACATTGGCAGGATTACTTGCACTTTATATTATTTGTAGTTGTATTAAAACATGTGTAAAAACTGCAACTAGAAATAAGATTATAAATACGCCAATTCAAACAGAACGAACTCTTCAGTCTAAAGAAGAAATTATTAATACTTTATTTGATAATGGAGTTGAAAAGTTTTTCAAATATAATGGTATGACTTTTTGGATTTATAAGGAATCTAAAAATTATTTTCAGAAATATAATATTGCAGACGTTAAGAATAAAATTGCAAAGAATTATAATGATCTTAAATCTAAGCGACCAAAAGTTACAGATTATTTTACGGTAATGACTATAAATGAAAAACGAGAATTATGCTGGGAGTTCAAACCGATTGATTTTGATGCATATATTCCACCTAAGTCGTCAAAAGATATTTGTATAGATGAAATTAATAAGTTAATCAGTAAGAATTAAAATAAAGACCAGATGAATGTCTGGTCTTTTTCATATATATTTAAAAAAATTAAAATAAATTTACGTTTAATAAATAAGAAAAAAGAAAATACTATATTTGTTATTGATTATGAGAGTAATACAGACAATACAAAATCAATATGATAATATAATGAAACCATTGGTATGGTCTGATAAAGTTGCTAAAAATTTTATAAAGTGCATTAAGAATCCTATTGTAGTAGAAAAAAAAGATATGATACCACAATGGAAGATTTGTACGGTTAGTGACACTAAAAGAAGAACTGAAAGTATGGTTTCTACTGATGTTTTAATTTTGGATTTTGACGATCCAAATTATAGTATAAAGGAATTTGAAGATAATTTTAGAGAATATTTTTATGTATTACATACTTCACATTCTTATGATGGAACAAATCAAAAGTTTAGAGTATTTTTGTTTCTTGACAAGGAATATGATATAAATAAAATGTTTTTTAAATGTTATAACCAAGCATTTAGCCCATATCATTTTCTTGTAAAATATTTTCCGCATGCAGATAAAGCCAGTTTTACAAGATGCCAATTTTTTAAAGTTCCGGCAATAAAATATAAAGGCGCACCGTATTATTATAATTGTCACAACGGTAAATTATTCAATCCGTCCATTGCGATAGGTTTTGAATATAAGATGGCTTATGAATATTGTGAAGAAAAACAAGAAGAACATCTTAAGCAACTTGAAAAGAAAGCAGAGATGTTTCGTAAGTTACGTGGTTCTGTTGATTTGACACATGCAAAACAATATATAACAGAGAAGATTGAAGCATGTGAATCAGGAAGCAGACATATGCAGATTTTAGGTCTTGCTTGTTGGTTTAAAAAGATTGGTGGAACATTTAAGGAATTTGAAGAAATAATGCCATCATGGGCAGATAAAGGTTTTCATAAGCAAATGGACCATATCAGACATGAATGGGATAGATTTAGGTAAGTATGAGAGACGTATATCAACAATTATGGGAAGCATTTAGCGATATTTATTTTGAAGAAGTTCCGCATAAATATACCGATAGTTTTGGAACTAAATATACATCAGTTACTACATTTGTTGGTCAACTAGAAGAAGAAAAAGATTGGAATCTTATTGCAGAAAAGGCTATCAATAAGAAAGACAGTCAATATAAAGGAATGACTGTTGAACAGGTCAGAGGTCTTTGGAAAGCATCAGGCGACTATGCATGTCAGTTAGGAACTTATGTCCATAGTGTCATGGAACTTGGTTGGCAAAATAAGGAATTTTATCCTGATGAGAATGTTCTTGCAAAATATCCTGGCATGAAGGAAGATTTTGAATATAGAAAGCAAAGATGTAAGAAAGCATTGGAGATTTTAAAAGAACGTTATATTCCTATCAAGAATGAAACAATTGTTTATGACCGTGATTGGCAGTTATGTGGAACTATTGACTTTCTTTGTTATAATAAACATAAGAAATGTATTTCAATCCTTGACTGGAAGACAAACAAGAAATGGGATTTCAATAATAGGTATCAAAAACTTAGAGCTCCATTCAATATGATGGATGATTGCAATATTAACCATTATGAATTACAGTTAAATACCTATAAGGCAATTTTGGAAAAACATACAGATCTTAAAGTCGGTGAAATGTTGTTAGTTCAAATTCCAAATAAGGAAAAAGAATTAATAGAAACACATAAATGTAAAGACTGGCAGAAAGTATTAGTTCCATATTTAGACAGTTTACATAAAAAATAAATTATATATAAAAAATAATATAAAGGTAAAATAATGAGAGTATCAGAAGTACAACTTACTAATTTTCAGTTACAGCAGCTTTTTGAAGAATTCAATCCGCGTTTGATGGCTGATGGTATTAACGTAAAGTATTCTTGGTTCATGTATAAGAATTGTGAAGTTATGGCTCCGCTTTACAATCAGTTGATGAATGAACTTTATGATGAACGTAGAGAACCAGATTTTCCTGCTATGTTTGCTGAAGGTCAGGCACTTATTGAAAAGTATCGTGACCGCGACGCAGAAGGTAAGGAAGTTAACGACAAGGCTGGTAATGCACAGTTTACACAGCATAAGGACGAATATCTCAAGGAATATCAAGCTTTGAGAGAAAAGTATAAGGAATTGTTCGAAAAGATTGACAAGAAACCTGAAGTTAACCGTGAAATTTTCATGAAGAATGTTAAGTTCCAGGCAACTCAGTTGGAATTGTCAGAATTCCCGAATAATACGAAGCCTTATATTATTGGTCTTCTTGGCTATTAATATTAACTGAAATAACAAATAAAAACCGTCTTTCAACAGACGGTTTTTTATTATAAATAATGTAAGATGATAACTAATAAAGATATCTTTAATATAAACAAGGTTGCAATACCTTTTACTAAGAAAGAGCTTGAAAACGTAATTAACCAGACTGTAACGAATGGTTATGTTTCAACTACTTATGATAATTTAATTCAAACTTTAGAAGAAATTGCTCGTTCTAAGGAATTTCCGGTTATTTTGAATCCTAATGAGATTTTTAAATCTTCTAACAATCCGTTAATTAGAGATGACGTTTTGATTAGGGTTGAAGGGATGCAGACTTATGCAGAATTTGTAGATAACGTAATTCAGGATGCAGACGGTTACGCTTGGACTAATTTTATGACATATTCTGAGGTATTCAAGGATGATATTAAGAAATTAAAAACTCTTGCTTATAAGAAGTTCTTGTGGAATTATCATAATATCGATACTTGGTTCTCTGAACACAATATTGGCTTGATTGATGATGAAAAGAATAATCTTGTAGGCGATTTCGAATTATTTAAAGAAAGAGTTTTAATGACAGACGACTATGAAACATTTATTGAATGCTGCAAAACAGAAGATGTAGAAAACGCAGTCAAGTTCGTTATAAAGAATGGTTGTGCATTGTTAAAGAAATATAAGGTTGAATTGAATAACCATATTAGTATTGATAATAAGAGACAGACAACCGTTATGTTAAAGAATCCTATTATTACAAAGATTTTCTTACAATCGTCTGCTGCTTCTCGTTGCAAGAAAGACTGGCCAAAGATTAAGTTTACTACACTTGACAAGAAATCATTTGATACTATTGGTATTTGGGAAGTTTAAATATGGCATTTAAAAGAAAAGACTCTGTTACTCAAGAAGGTGGTTTTAGAAGATTTAATGCCATCAATAATATGGTTACTGCTGATTATTGGCAGTTTAAATATGTTACAAAAGATATAAATCGTCAAGACCAAACAGAAACAGGTGCAGAAGTTTGGCCAAATCCTAAAGATCCAGATTCACCTTATGATAGACCATTTGGTGATGTTTTAGGAACTATTTTCTTTGATGCTTCGTCAACTTTAATTTACATGAATACATCTATTGCTGATGTAATTATTGATACAACCCCACCGAAATTCGTTGGTGAAGATATACAATATACTACATTCCAGCAAGACCATGTTTGTAAATTAACGATAGAGTCTGATACTTTAATTGACGTTTGCCAATTAGTAATAAAGAATGGTGATGATATTCTTTATCGTTGTTTAAGAAATTCCGATAACGGTGAACAAACAAAATCAGATAAGATTTCTAATATTTCTTATATTAAATCTGGTAATACTTATGTATTGTCATTTACTATAAAGAAAGGTAATGAAGAAGCCTTAAATACTAACCAGATTACAGTAGAAGTTTGGGACATTGCTGCAAATAAAGCAACATATACTACATCTGGTAAATGGGAAAATCTTAAAACTCCAGATATATTACAACATCTTATAATTGAATTTGTCGATGTAGAACCAAAAGATAAGATTATTTCTAAGAATGTTGAAGGAACAGTTGTTGTATTAGTAACCAACCCTAATGTTGAATTATGGGAAATTCAACCGACATTTCATTTGACAGATTCAAGTATCGGTGTTATTGATGAGTCATCAATACATGAAATTTTAGACGAAGAAGATAAACATCAAGGAGTTTGGACATTTAATATTACGCATATTGATAAGAAAGGAATGATTGACCTTGAAGCGTGGATTGATATTGCAAATAGCGATATTAGAGAAGCAGTAAAGAATCAAACCTATGCTGAAGGAATTTTAGGTCCGTTTATCTTTGCAGACGAAGGACGTAAGTATAAATTTAATACTTATACACCGTCCTATTTAAATGATGATTTATATAAGGCATTTGTTCAATTTACGCAAGATTTTTTGAATACTTCTCAGGAAAGTTTATCTACTGGTAATTCTATAAGTACATTGGAGAAGATTGCTAGAATAAATAATTTTAATGATCCGTTTAGAACAGAACCACCATTTTTAACTGAATATGCAAAGCAATTTAATATTTCTATAACTCCAAAATTGGACGAATATATGTATTATCTTGATTCAAATCATAGACAGACAGATGAGGTAGTTGATGAGTAATGAAGTTCCACAATACTATAAAGATGAAGCATATAGTTTAATTCGTTCAATCTATAAGTTTATTCCATTTTATAATCAGATAAAAGGAACTTATCTTGGTATTCAATTTATGATGAATACTATGGGTTTAAGTGCAGCTATTGTTGAATTATGGTCTACCAGAGATGATATTAAGAATTTCTCGAAAAATACAACATTATTCAGAGAAGACGAACTTAATGCAGTAAGACGTTTTCTTGTAGACCTTACAGAAGAAAGTGAAGAAGAAAAGTCAAAAATTGATTATATATCAGACCCAGCAAAAGTTAAGGATTATTATTTGACTTCTACTTTTGACGTTGATTTATCTTCTCAGAAAGGCATTACATTTTCTGAATTTAACGGTATGGCAAATACAATTATTTCTGTTATTGAAGAAATAAAGCCAGTTACAAGATGTTTAAGAAAATTGTATTATCTTTTGGAGTTAAATACCGGTTTACATTTTAAATATTTGTTTGAAAATCAGACACCTGATGATGTATTAACAGTTGGTAGTAACCCAGATCCATATTTTGGTATTAATTTCAAGAGATTTGATTATATCTGGTGGTTTAGTGAAGACCCTAGAACAGTTTATGATGGAGAACTTTTACAATTAAAGACTGTATTTTTATCATATAAATCAATTCTTGCAAGAGTATCAAATAATGCTGCAGATGGCAGTGACGGTAAATATACATTATTAAATACTTACAATAATTTAAATAATTTACCATATAAATTGAAAAATTCAAAAGTTGATAGAATTAAATTCCGTGTATATGGTAGAGATAATAGTAACATTGGAGATGATTGGTTTTCAAATAGAACACTTATTGCAAGAATAGGTCAAGATCTTAATATAAGAACTGATGAATGTGGAATTTATTTAGATATAATAAATCCAAGTTTAAGAAGTTTATTAAATTTGGAATATAATGTTGAAAACAAAGATATTTTCCTTGCAATATATTTTAATATACCATTAGGTACAAATTATATAACACAAGGAAATTTAGATGATTCTACTAAAACACTTATATATGATTGGCCATTTACTCTTATAAATGATGTAGTTCCGCCTCGAGGTTATCTTTCTTCAGAACAGAGCATAGAATAATGATTAAAAAGGGTTGACAAAAGTCAACCTTTTTTCTATATTTTGGCAAAAATTATAAATATATTGCAAAAACAAAAAACAAGGACTAAGAATGAAGAAAATAATTGGATTACTCATATTTCTAATCTCATTCATATATGCGGCTGATGTAAAGCCATTTACCTATGAAGGAGTCCAAGATCAGCAAGCGCAATATGAATATATGCTACGCTATAAGCTTTTTGGTAAAGAATACTTTAAGCTTGGCGGTAACAACGATATTCCTGATTCCTCTGGTTGGACAGGAACTGCTAATAATTTCACTTCAACGGACCAGGTTGAATTAGGTGGTCCTATTTTAGCAGGCGGTAGTATTTCAGTTGGTAACGGTAATAAGTTGACTACTGGACCAATTCGTGCTACTACATTTACAATGAATAACGATAATAGTTCTATTTTCGCTGGAACTATGTGTTTACAGAATACAGATGTTGAAGATAAGGTAAAAACAGTAGTTGCTAGAAGCGGCGGCGAAATTACAGATAATTGTCCAGATGTTCCTGAAGCACCAACTAATTTGTCAATTCCGACTATTACTTGGCCAGATACTATAACACAGTCAATTACTGTTGGTAGAAGAGAAGTAAAGTATATTGAAATTCCTGAAGTAGAAACATATGATTTATATGTTAATTCTATTACAACAGGTTCTTCTGGTGAAATTTATTTTAGAATGCGTGATGGTGGAACATTGACAAGAATTTTTGTTAATGGTCCTATTAATTTGTCTGACCATACTAAGATTAAGGTTGTTTATAAGACAGACTCTACTGATTATATTGTTCCACAAAATAAGTTCCGTGGTAACTTGTTATTCTATACTAATCAAGATTTTAAGATTGAAAATACAGACTATACAGAATTACAGGGAACTTTTATTACAACACAGAAAGCTACACTTGTTTCCAATATTGAATTTGCTGGTCAGATTATAGCAAATGAACTTGATATTGGTTATAACTTTAGTGGTAAGAATTTCAGATTTGTTAAGTTTGACCCAGATACAATCGATGTTAAGCTTGATAAGTATGGTGGTTTGAAGGAAAATGATTCTACTGTAGTTATTCCAGTTGAACTTAATGACACTACTGATATTAATGTTTACTTTACATATTGCTTTGATTTAAAGGACGGTGTAACTGTTGAAGATTTCAACATTCCGCCAAAATTCCCACTTTGCAATAATAATGAAAGCAAACGTGTTGTAATTCCTATTGGTTCTAAGACACCAAGTGATCCGATTTATGTAAACGTTAAGAAAGATACGATTAAAGAACCAGATGATGTTTTGACATTAAGAATTTCAGATATTACCGGTGCTATTCTTCCAAATGGTCATGTAGACGGTGAATTAAAGATTAAGATTATTGATGCAACTAGAAGTGGATTTAATACATTATACAAGTATAAGGTTGAAGAAAATTATACTGGCGTAATCGATTATTTCCATATGATTGATTGCCCTATTTGTCAGATTCGTTTGGATTCTGCATATGAAGGTCGTTATAAGATTGAAGAAAATCCATATGGTAATACAAAGCTTTATTTGTTAGAACCACTTGATTATGAAAAAATTCAGTCAGATACAATTAAAGTAACTGCTTATATTGGTGATGAGGATGTTCATACAGTTAAGCTTCCTATTGAAGTAATTGACGTAAATGAAATACCAGTTACACATGATACTACATTCTATGTTTTAGAAAATTCTCCGATTGATTCTATTCTTGGAACATTGTGGTATTATGATGAAGATATTAATCCAGAATATAATCAGGTTATTTTTATGGATTATACTTGGCCAAATAAGTGCGATGCATTTAGTATTGATGAATATACTGGTGTTATTACAACTAATTTGACATTTGACTATGAAAAAGACCCACATGAAATTGAAGCATATTTCTTGGTTCAAGATATGTGGATTCGTAAGGATCTTGCAGCTCCGGCAAATGTAAAATTTGTTATTGTTGATGTCGATGAAGCACCAGAAGTTACAGGCGGTTCTTATACAATTCCAGAAAATGTAATTGATACTATTGGACGTGTAACAGCGGTTGACCCAGAAGGAAAGAAATTAACTTATACAATTACAAATAAGATTCCATTTAAGATTGATACAAATGGTGTTATTACTAATACACAACCATTTGATTATGAACAAATTACGAATTTTGTAATTAAAGTTGAAGTTTCTGATGGAACTAATGTTGTTCCTGTAGACGTAAAGGTTGCAGTTACTGATGAAAATGAGCCAGTTCATACAAAAGATACAACATTTACTGTTCCTGAATATAAGAAAGGTGATATTGGTAAGATTACGGCATGGGATGAAGATGGAAAACCAGTTCAGTTCTCTGTAACTGATACAGCAAAGTATTCTATCGATAAGATTGGTAATCTTTATCTTAAGACACCGTATGATTATAACAAGACAAAGACAGATACAGTTAAGGTTATTGTTACAGACGGAACATTCTATGATACAGCTACGGTTGTTATCAATGTAACGAATGTTAATGATAAGCCGGTTTTACAAGAAAATGATTCTTTGTTTGTTCCTGAAAATTGTAAAAATTGTGTAGCAGGTTCTGTTATTGCTACTGATAAGGATAATGACCCTATTAGGTATGATATAATCGAAAAAGGTTTCACAATAGATTCAGCAGGTGTTATTAAGGTAATTGAGCCGTTAGATTATGAAAAGACAAAGAAAGTCATGATTACAGTTACTGCAACAGACCCATCTGGTGCAGCTGATACTATGACTTATGTTATCAAAGTCTTCGATGTAAATGAACGTGCTTGGGTAAATGATACTACATTTACAGTTCCTGAAAACGACACGACTAGCTGGAAGGTTACAGGAGGTGATGAAGATGGAGACACTCTTAAATATACTATCTCTGATAGTCTTAATTATCATATTACTGATGATGGTATCATTACTCTGAAAAAACCATTCGACTATGAAAAGAAAAATAAAGATACTGTTACCGTATATGTTGACGACGGACGTGGATCGAGAGATTCGGCAAAGATTGTTATCAATGTAACTGATGTTCCAGAAAATGTCAGAATTACAGATATTGATGACAAGCCTCGTCAAGATACAATCAGAACAAACAAGCCTGATCATAAGATTGATTATCAGGAATGTGAAGGTAAAAAGTGCAAATATAATGAATTGCCGGTTAAAACAAAGCGTGATACGACAGTTAAAGTTTGCAATGCAAAGAAAACATCTTGTGATTCTGTAGTTATCTTATATAACGATAAATCACCAGTTGTAACAATCTCTAAACCAGATAATACTTCTGATTATATCGACTATATAACGATTGAAGAACAGAAAGACGATAAGATTTATATCAATAAGAAGACAAATGAACTTACTGTAACTGTTAAAGACACAGTTAATAATACTAAGGAATCTTTCCCAATTACAGTAAAGTTAGATACTGTAAAGAATGTTTCGAAAGAAATAAAGGACTATAATTATGTAATTAATGAAAAGTCTGCAACAATTACAGAAATTGGTGATGGACTTGCAGAAATGACAGAAGTTATAGACGGTGTAAAAGTTACAGTTCTTGTTGATGCAAAGACACATAAGAGAAAAGATACAACCCAGACTGTTTCTTATACAAAGAAGATTGACGGTAAGGAAGTAATTATTTCTTATAAAACAGATGATTTAACTGGAACCAGAGTTTCTAATTATTTCATTTCATATAAGGCTGACGATGCAACAGTTGTAACTTATGTTCTTGATGATAAGAAAAAGATTATTAAGAATAAAGAAGGCAATATTGCATATGAAATCAAGTATGAATATGTAGATGATTATGGTAATAAGGCAACAGCAAAGATTGATGTAGTCTTTGATGATATTCCGCCAAAAGTTGAAATTCTTGAACCATATAATGATATAACAGTTAATGCTAACTTTGTTAATGTTAAGTGGACAGTAAATGGTGAAGTTCAAGATACTTTAACTTTACAGAGACTTGAACGTGGTTTGAACAAAGTCATTAGAAGATATATTGATAAGGCTGGAAATGCAACTTCTGATACAGTATATGTCTTTATGAAAGAAGCAAAAGACATTGATATTGAACTTATCAATCCGGTAACAAAGATTGATCAGGAAAAAGTCGATGAATATTATAAAGACCATAAGTATGACAGAAAGAATCCAGCAACTGTTACAATAATAGCTTCTGACGATTCTATTCCAGAACCATTAGGTGTTGGTTTCAAAGTTGACGTTCGTCTTCCTTCTGCATCACCAACTGGTGGTTTAGCTACACTCGATGACATCTCAAAGAATGGTCAAATTCCAGTTGATGATAAGGGAAATGTAGTCGGTGCATCTAATATTAGCATACCAGTAGAACAATATATTGATGAACATTGTACAGATGATTTCAAGAAGGATTATAAGAAAAATGGAACTAAGATTCCATTATATGATGTAACATATAGTCTTCATCTTTGGATTTATACAACAACAGCAAACTATGTAAATGATTTTAAAGTCGATTACAAGTTGAACGATGAAGATAAAGTTTCTTCTGCAGGAACTGTTCAGATGGTCATTGACTGGATGTCTGATAAAGACGGACATGTCAAGGCAAAGAATGGACATGCACTTGGAACTGGATCTTATATCACTAAGTTATTCAGCACTTCTGATGCAAAACATCGTTGTGATTTCCAGAATACAAAGAAAGGAAAACGCACAGTAAAGAAGGATGAAGCAACTAAGATATTTGGTTATAAGAGACCAACAAAGTAAATTTAAAACCAGGAGTAAAATCCTGGTTTTTTATTTTAGGGTTTACAGAAAACATTTTTTTACTATATTTTAAAAAATGAATTATTTAAAGATATATTTTGCAATTATTGCTAAAGCAGCAGGTCGAGAACCATCGATATTATATGATAAACATCATATAATTCCTCAGTCATTAGGTGGTCCAGACGTGCCTACAAATTGGATTTATTTGACCCCTAGGGAACATATGGTTGCACATCATTTGTTAGCCAGAGCATACCCGGATGTTGAATTATTGCAGTCTGGATTCAATCTAAAGAAAGTTTGCATTAAGTATTATGACTACTATAGATGGTCTATGAGGCTAAAAGATTTAGCAGGTATGATAGAATATAGTAAGAATAAAAAAGAGATTATAACGCGTTTACGTGTGCTTCTGGACGCTATTGGTGATGTTGATTTAGATAAACATATTCCTGTTAAACAACAGCCTAATATGGTCAAACCTAAGCCAGCTACTGCAGAAAAACCAGAAAAACCAGAACCCAAGAAGTCCAAAAAGAAATCCAAAGAGTAAATTCTCGTTAAACAAAAATTTACAAAATAAATTAAAACTATGCAAAAAATTGCATAGTTTTTTTTATATTTGATATGAAAATTTTCACGCAAAAAATAATAAATAATTATATTTGTCGGTTAATGAGTATGTTTATTAGTAGTGAAAATGTTTTTAAAATGTAGCTTTATTGTAATAAAGGCTACATTTTTAATTGTGCTATAAATATATAACCGATAGAGAAAATGAAAATATTAGTGATGTGAATTTAATGTTTATTGAGCGTTTATAAAGAGGAAATAGATGATTAAAAACGTAATTAAGCGAGATAATCGCAGACGAAAATTCAATATAGCAAAGGTAACTACAGCCATAGAAAATGCATTTAAGTCAATTAATGAGAAATATACAGAAGAGAGCATAGACCAGCTAGTTGATGAAGTAGTCGAGAAAATCTCCGCTAATGATGCCAAATCAGCAAGAGTTGAAGATATTCAGAATATTATTGAAAAGATATTAATGAATAGCGGATATGGAGCTGTAGCAAAGGCATTTATTTTATATAGAGATGAACGTAATCGTGCTCGTGAAACAAAATCAGAAATTGTAAAGACTATTAAGGAAATTACAGAATCTGATATTAAAAGTTCTAATATTTTAAGAGACAATGCTAATGAATCTGGTGCAACACCTGCTGGAACATACGGTAAGATTGCATCTGAAACAAACAAGATGTATAACCTATTGAATAATATCAATAGAAAGTATGCACAGGAACATAAGGACGGACATTTACATATCCATGACCTTAACCAGTATAACTTGACGTTCAACTGCTTATTTGCGCCAGTTGGAAAGTTATTGAAGAATGGTTTTGACTCTGGAACTGGTTTCTTACGTTCCCCGAAGTCAATCCAGACTGCAGCAGCATTGACAGCAGTTATCCTTCAGCTCCAGTCCAACCAGCAATATGGTGGTATCGCTGATGATAATCTCGATTTTGATTTGGCACCGTTTGTCGATATTTCATTTAGAAAGAATCTTAAGGAAGAATTAGAAAGATATATAGAATACAATCCAGATCATGAAGAAATGACCAATCTTGATGAAGTTGAAACAGCTTCTATGAACTGGCCTTCTGCACTTCTTTATACTAAGTTCCCTAAGATTTGTGTTATTAAGGCAATTCAGAAGACAGATGATGATACTCATCAGGCTATGGAAGGTCTTATTGGTAATTTGAATTCTTTGCAGTCTCGTTCTGGAAACCAGGTTCCATTTAGTTCTTTGAACTTTGGTCTTAATACTTCTAATTGTGGTCGTATGATTAGCAAGAATCTTATTAAGTCTCAGATGGAAGGTCTCGGCGACGGATTGACAGCAATTTTCCCAATTTTGATTTTCAAGTTGATGAAAGGTTACACAAAGAATCCAGAAGATCCTAACTATGATTTGTATCTCGAATCTATCAAGTGTCTTGCTCGTAGATTCTATCCGAACTTTGTAAAGGTCGATAGTTCTTTCAATAAGCCATACATCAAGTATGAAACTAAGGAAGTTGAAATTTTTGAAAATGCTATTGGTGTTAAGGTTCGTGGTAAAGATGAAGCAACAATTATTCCAATGCAAGATCAGAAGTTTGATAAGTTTATTTATCAGTATGATGTAGGTCAAGGTGACTATTGGGAAATTGAAGAAATTTCTGGAAATAAGTTGAAGTTGAAGAAGCTTATTGAAAATACAACTATTTCTACTATGGGTTGTAGAACAAGAGTTATTGGTAATATCAATGGTGCTGAACAGACAACTGGTAGAGGTAATTTTGCATTCCATACAATTAACCTTCCTAGACTTGCTATCGAAGCCCATATCGCAGCAAAGGATGAAGAAGAACGTAAGACTATTTTCTTCGAAAAGCTTGCTGAAATGCTTGAAGATGCAAAGGGAAGTTTGCTTGACAGATTTGCATTGATTTCTAATAAGACATACGAGAATTTCCCGTTCACTATGCAACAGGGTCTTTATCTCACATCTGACGACCAACCGCATGAAGTTACTGATAAGATTGGTGAAGTTCTTAAGCAGGCTTCGTTGTCAATCGGTTACGTCGGTCTTGCTGAAACTATGTTACTCTTGACAGGTAAGACTTATGGTGTCGATCATGAAATTGATGATTATGCTTTCTCTATTATTAAGACAATTCGTGATTTCGTTGATAAGACTCAGAAGGAAACACACTTGAACTGGTCTTGTTTCGCAACACCAGCTGAAGCAGTTGCAGGTCGTTTTGCTAACATCGATAAAAATCTTTTCCAGAACGAAAAGAAGCTTGCTGATGTAGATTTACAGAGAGTATTTGGTAAGGGTTATTACACAAATAGCCATATGCTTGATTATTCTTTGGAAACTACTCTTGAAAACAAGATTAAGATGGAAGCACCATATCACAAGATTACAAATGCTGGTCATATCTTCTATTATAAGTTGAATGGTGACTTGTCTAAGAATCTTGAAGCAGTCAAGGCAACTATTGATGCTATGTATGATGGCGACTTAGGATATTTCACTTGCACATTTGACAGTGATACTTGTACTAAGTGCCATTTCCATGGAATTATCAATAATGAATGTCCATGTTGCGGTAATAAGAACGAAGACGAGATTATTCGTGTTAGAAGAATTACCGGATATTTGACTGGTTCTCCTAAGAAGACTATTTTCAAGTCTTGGAATGATGGAAAATTAGCAGAATTAAGAGACCGTCATAATATTTAATAAAAAATAATTAGATAAAAATCATACGTGTCCAAAAACCGTATGATTTTTCTATCTTTATATAAAAGGAATTAAATGGTAGAAGTTTTGATGTTAATTTGTGGGTTTTGTGGAGCTGGTGCTTTTGCACTTTGTTCATTACCTCAAGTTATTAAATCTTATAAAAGTAAATCGACTGGTGATATAAGTATTTTTTATATTATTTTGTCAATTATCGGTAATTTATGTAGTGCCGCTTATATTTTCTATACCAATTATATAAGTGGAATGTGGCAATATCCGCAATATGTAAATTATACTTTGGCAACAATACTTATATTTATTCTTCTTGGTTTAAAGTTAAAATATGATAAGGAAAATAAAGAATGAATGGTGTTTTAAATCTTGTTGGTATTCAGAAAAAAGATGATTTTTTGTATGGTTTACCAGTAGCAATGCGATATTACCGTGAAGAAAGAGGTAATTTAACTTATGGTAATTTTAGACCATTTACTGGCTCTCTTAATTGGCAAACATTTGAAGACGTTAAGACATCTTTAGAAAAAGAAGTTTATTTTAGATGTAGAGAAGTTGCTAAAGTTTCAGAAATGAAAGAACCAAGAAAAGAAGAATGCGTACGGATTAGTGAACGTGCATCTATGCTTGTTGCTAAATTGATGAGTCTTTGTAATGATATTGCGATTACTACAGCTGTAGGACAGGGTAATGTTATTATTTTAAATTCTAAATTTTATGATTTGTTATATAAGTTAACTTTTAGTTTTGCGGATGCTCCATTTATCAATGTTCTTAATGGTGATAATGGTAATTTAACTATTTGTGGAAGAGATACATTTAAATTAGACTTTGATGACAATTCTAATTATCCAGAAGCATTAATTGCATATCATAGTAATCAATCAACAATTAACGGAGTAATTCTTGGAGTTAATTCAGAAGATAATACATATGCAATTTGTTCTGATATTCAAGGAACAGAAAATTTTTATAGATTATTAAGGATAACTGATGAATTTTAGTAAAATTGATCCGATGAGTATTGTCGACGGTGACGGATGTCGAGTAACACTTTTTGTTTCAGGTTGTAGAAATCATTGTAAAGGTTGTTTTAATCCAGAAACATGGAATTTCGATTTTGGTCAACCATTTACAGAAATTGAAGAAAATGAAATTATCGAAGCATGTAGTAAGCCATATATTGCTGGTTTGACAATTCTTGGTGGAGAACCGATGGAACAAGAAAACCAAGCAGATGTTTATAAGCTTATTAACCGTTTCAAGAGAGAATATCCAGGTAAAAATGTTTGGTTATTTACTGGTTATATCTATGAAAAAGATTTATTAGAAGGTCAAAGAAAAAATATACCTGGGTTAACTTCTTCTTTATTGGAAATGGTTGATATTCTTGTTGACGGACCATTTATTCTTGAACAAAAAGATTTAAATTTAAGATTTAGAGGAAGTACTAATCAAAGATTATTAACAAGAGAAGATAGAAAAAGGATATACGATGAATATACTAGACATGGTTGCGCGTCAAAAGAAAACTGAAAAATCTGGAAATTATGCAGCAGTTTTAAGATATGTTCCACAATTCGGACTTACTAATAAAGAATCTGATAAGCTTGATTTAGCAATGGTTTTGGAACGTCAGCTTATTTTAGATGAAGACTGGAAAGACGGAAGTAATGAAGAACAGAAAGAGTTAGATTTGATTCATGCATGTGTAAATATCGCAACAGTCGATGAATTACATGAAGATCCAAATCCTACAACAGATAAGCAAGAACGTTGTGCAAAATTGTTGACACGTATAATATTAAATTCTAATAGTATTAGAACAGAAACAAGGCGTGGTGCTGGTAATTATGCTCTTGCTAATAATGCATTTATGAAGAAAATTGAAGAACTTGGTGGTTTTCCAAAATTCTTTGTAAATCAGTCTATAGATGGAACAGAATATTTAATTAATGGATGTATTAAAATGAGCATCGCAACTTTTGACGAAGATACACCAACAATATTGATTGGATATTCTGGAAGTGCTAATCTTGATGGTGGTATCGCATTATTAGAAGATGATGAAAATAACAGATATGCTATTGCAAATAGATTCTATAATACTGACAAATATTATCGTGTAATTAAGCTTAAGTAAAATAAAACCTGGATTTAAGTCCAGGTTTTTTATTTTAAAAGTTATTTAAAAATGCATGCATTATCGCACCTTTTTGATAAATCGCATTACACTCTTCATAAACTGCTTTTTTACTCTTTAATTTCTTAAAAGTGTCTTCAGTCATTGGATTTGGGTCTTCTGATTCCCAACCTAAATTCCAAGATTCCTGAAGGTCTTTTTTATTAGATTCGAAATCTTTACAGTAACGTTCAATAACGATTTCGCCAATATCTTTACCAGTTGCATTTAATTCTTTTTCAGAAAGCATGGTATTGATAGTACCAATTTTTACAGTGTTTTGATAATAACCTCTACTCTGTGTAAAAGAAAGGAACTGATCTGCAGTTGAAAAATGCAGGTCAGCCTCATTTAACATAGGAGATTTTACGTTGTAATGATTTTCTTTTAAGATTTGTAAAGCTTCTTTTAAGTTCATAGATGTATTCTTTAAATATTAGAGTTCTTCGTTAATTCGATCAGCAGCGTCTTGTGGTGAAATAAGTCCTTGATTATAAAGCTCAGATGCAATTTGCTGTGCTCTTTGTAAATCATCATCATCAATCATACCGCCATCTTCTTGTGCAAGAGATAATGCTTTTGCAATATAGTCTTGTTCTGCATTTGGGACAATTTCTTCAAGTTCTGCATCATCGACCATCGGTGCAAATTCTTCTTCATTGAAATAAAGTTCAACCTTGTGTCCTGGTTTCTTCTTTTCTTCAACATAACCAAGTTCTTTAAGAACTTCAGACCATTGCGTATTTCTATATTTTCTAAGAGAAGACTTTACGAATGCAATTTCTCTAGGAGTCAAAACTTGACCAGCTTGAACTTTCTTAGCTAATGGAGTAAGATATGCAGCGTCAGTCTGGTTAAATCCTCTAAAGTTACGTAAAACTGTTCTACCAGAACGTTTTTCAAAGTCTACTTGACGACCAAACATACCGACAAGAAGAATAATAACAAATTTATCATTTTCCAAATATTCTTTAATTCTCTGGTTAAGCTGGTAATTTGACGTATAAACCTCTTCGTTCATAACCTTATAACCATGTGCTTGAACCACTTTAATAGCTTCTGCAATTTTCTTCATGATTTAAATCTCCTTACTATTATTTATAGCAATCTGATTCTTTTTAACGATTATAAATAATATTAGAAAGGAATTTAAGCTATGATTGTAAAAAATGGTCAAATAATTGCAATAGGTAACGTAAATACTGGCGGCACATTATCTGGTAATGGCTTAGCAGAAAGCCCATTAGGATTGAGAGATGATGCGGTCAAACTTACACCTGCTTCATCAGGTATTGACATTAAAAAAATCGTCGCCGAAGATGGTAAAATAGAATATCAGCTTGGTGTCAGTGCAAATATTACGGTTGGAAGCACAAAAGTTGAAGGCGACAAAGGAATCAAATCAGAATTACAACCAGACGGTGTTACTTATATCGTTTCTGTTTCTGGTGATTATTTGACCTCTGCTGATAATTCATTGGCAGGTAAAGATTTAATATTACGTGATAATCAATGGGTAGAATTATCTGCAGCACCAGAAACCAAAGAATATAGCGGTGGCGAAGGAATTAAGGTTGAAAACCATATAATTTCTGTTTCTAGTGAATATTATCCATTAAATACAAATCCTAGCGGTTATTTAGTAAAATCTGACCTTAACGAGTATGCAAAATCTGCTTGGGTTGACCGAGAATTTCAGAAGAAAGGTAATTATATTACTTCTGCTGGTATTGCAGGAGAATATTTAGTTTTAAAAGATAATACTTGGGTATTGATGCCAAATCCTGGTGCTGTTTATAGTGCTGGTCCTTTTATTAAGATTACTGATGATAATAAAATTTCTGGTTATGATTGGAATCCAATAATTGACCAAAAATTATTTACAAGCTCTTTCAATACATATAATTCTGCATATAGTGCATATATTGAAAATCAATTCAGTAGTTTCTCTGCAACTGTTTCTTCTACATATATTCAAAGTGCAGATGTTCCAAAATATAGTGCTGGTAATTTTATTAAAGTAAAACCGGTTGGTGAAAATTTTGAAATTATTGGTCATGATTGGACTGACAAGATTGCAGAAAAATTATACACTAGTTCTTTTGAATCTTATAGTGCAGCATATAGTGCATATATTGAAAATCAATTCAGTAGTTTCTCTTCTACAATTTCTTCCACATATATTCAGAGTGCAGATATTCCAGTTTATAGTGCAAGAAATGATTATATTAAGGTAATTACAGATGGAGATAATTATGGTCTTTCTGGTTACGATTGGTCAGATGAAATTGCTAAGAAAATAGATGTTACTGCATCAGCAGGTTGGGATGTAACGTCATATAGTGCTGGCGATTTTATTAAGATTGTTGACCATAAGATTTCTGGTTATGATTGGACTGATGAAATTGCTAAGAAGCAAGATGAATTAACAGAATATCAGCTTTCTGCTATCAGTTCTGTTAGTGGAAAACAGGACATGTTGAGTAATGAACAATTATCAGCAATCAGTTCTGTTAGTGCAATTCAAGCATTCTCTGGAAATTGGGTTACTTCTGCAACAGAAACAATTTCTGCTGAAAATCTTTCTTATGTTTTGAAAAAAGACGGTAATAGTTCTAAATGGGAAGGTGTTGATTTATCAGAAGTTGGTAAGACATATAAAGTTGAATCTGAAACTCCAGAATTACTTAAAGTAACTTCTGGCGACGGTAATACTACATTTACTTTAAGTGCTAAACCATATCCAGAAGTACCAGAAATTCCAGGTATTAGTGGTTATGGAACTTCTGCTTGGTATGATGAACCAAATAACCAATATAAAGTTAGTGCAAATATTGTTGGTATAAATGGTATTTCTGCAGAATACGATTCTGTAAATAATCAATGGAATATTGGTGCATCAGCAAGTAATCTTGCTTATTTAAATACATCATTTGAAAAAACTAATGCTGAAACAGTTACATCTGGAACAGTTATTAAATTTACTAATGGCGTTCATCATGATATTACAGTAGATAATGATGGTTATATTACAGTTCCAAATACAGTCGATAAAATGACAGTATGTATGAATGCTACTATTGATAATAATATACCAGATGGAAATCCACATAATTATATGTTGAATCAATTTGTTCTTTCAGCAGTTAATGGTAATGCACTTGTTACAACACATGATTATTATCCATCTGAAGTTGGCGCAGCTGATTCTAATATTGCTGCTACAATTCAACATTATCCTGGAACTAAATATTGTGTAGTTTATCTTGGAAGTGATGCACTTCAGCAATCTAATCTTAATGTTCATCTTACTATGATTGAAGAAGTTATTAGTATGTCTGATAATTCTGGATTAGGTATTGAATATGCAGGTATTGCGCCAATTACAGTAAATAATCAAGTTCATAAAATCGGTTTAAATTATGATGAAGAATTATTTACATTAAATGAAAATAATCAATTATCACTTGCACAAAAATCGGGTGACGTTGTTGAACCAGTTGATGCAAAGCTTTTTAATAAGCTTCTTAATTCAGTTAATCAGAGAATTGTTGAAACAATACCTATTGGTATGGTAAGTTCTACGAAAGATCAGAGTATTGATAATTCTAAATCTTATTTATTTAGACCAATGATTGAATTTGATATGCTTAGCACAACTACAGCACGTATTCTTACAAGTAATTGCTCAGCTGGCACATCAAGTGTAATGGTCGCAGTTTATGAAGTAGATGAAAACACTGCATTACTTACACCAATGTGGTGGTCAGTAAATACTGTACTTACAAAAACTCAAGGACAACATGTCTTATCTTGTCATCCAGATTGTACTGAAACAAGAGCACTTAAACCAGAAAAATTATATTATGTTGAAATAATAGTTCATGGTCAAACAACACATTTCCTTGGAATTGATAATGCATTTAGAACCGATATTGGTGCATTTGATATTGCGTATGGTAGACAAAATGTAACAAGTTCTTATAGTAATTGGAATCCAGCAAAGTTCAATAATCAACCTGCAGGCAGTCTTGGTGATACTGCATTAGCAGATTTTAAACCATATGTTGGATTTAGAAACGATCCTGTAAATAATTAGGAGTTTAAATAATGGAATTAATACAAAATATAAAAAATCCGAGTCTTGTTCCTAATTGGTTCATTTATAGTGGTGATAAAGTAGCCGGTATTCATGACGCAAATGGAAACGAATATCAATTTGTTGGTGCATCAGAAAAAGGTGAAGATGGTAAAACGCCAATTTTATATATTAGCGCAGATGATTGTCGTTGGTATGCAGACTATCGTGATGGTCGTGGTCCAATTTTAGTTTCTCAATCGCCAGCAGCATCTGGTTTAGTTGGTCCTCAAGGTGAAACTGGTCTTTCCGGTGATTCTGTAAAAGTTGATTCTATTGTAAATGAAAATGGTGGAACATGGGTTACATTAGCATGGGGTGAAAATTTTTCAGCAACTTCTTCATTCTTTGTTCCAAGTGGTCTTTCTGGCGCAAATGGTAAAGATGGAACTGATGGTAAAGATGGTCAGAATGGTATTTCTCCAACTGTTACAACTGCAACAATTCAACCAGATACAACTCATACAAATGGAGGTATTGAAGTTACTATTAGTGGTGCAAATGGTGAATATAAGTATTCTGCATGGAATGGTAATAATGGTGAAACAAGCCATATATTAGATGCTGGCAGTGGCATTAGTATACAAGATGATAAAATTAATGCTAAAATTGGAACAGATTTGACATTTGATGATGTAACATCAGCAATTAAAATTGATACTAATGGTAATCCAAATAATACTGCGTCAAATAATCGTAACTTTGTAGAAGGGTCATGGACTGTTGCTAATGGTTATAACTGTCATGCTGAAGGTGCAGGAACATCCGCATTAGGTTATGGCGTTCATGCTCAAGGTATGTGGACATGCTTCAGTTCATCTAAATGGGGTGATAATAAACATATCGATACGGATATTTATTGGGCGATTGGCGCTGGTGCAGCAGTAGAGGGTTATTGTAATGCTACCACTTCTTGTCCAATGAGCGGAACTACCGGAGAAAGCAATTATGGTGCTGTCCATGGTGGTATTCTTAAAGTAATCGGTAATGGTTATATAGAGCATGACCAACAGCCTGATCCTGATGCACATTCGCATACGCATCATCCAAGTGATGCATTGATTCTTTATCGTGATGGTTCATTGAGTGCTGCCGGTAAGATTTCTGCTGCGGGTATTGAATTAGGTGCTGGTGGAGGAACTTCTTACCAAGGAAGAAATGGCGTAAATGTTGACAACGATTATATTGAATTAACGCAAACTGCCTATAATGCAGTAACATCAGTTTCTAGTAAAGTTGCTAAACCAGATTCTTCATTCAAAAATATGTATTTAGTATTACGAACAGATAATTCTGGTGATGTAAGTGGTTGGTATGATTTAAACGAACAATGTTATTCTAAATCAGAAGCTACTGGAACATTCCAAAAGAAAACTGATATGACTGGTTATCTAACCACTGCAAAATATGCTACCGATTCAGCAACATTTGTAACAAGTTCATTTAATACAATTACTGGAACAAAACAATATGCTTTGACAACTACAGGATGGGCAGAAATAACTGGCGGAAGTATTGTTGGTAATTATATTCCATATAGTGCTACTGAATTACCAATAGGTACAAATAATACAGCTACAACAAACGCTGCTGCTATTGGTGGTTTAAATAGTGCTATTGACCTTTCATTTGCTTTAGGTAATGGTAATAGTGCTAAAACTACAGGCTGTGCTATTGGCGAAAGTAACTATGCTTACAATAAATCAGTTGCTATTGGTTATCAAAATACTGCAAACTATAATGTAGATATTGCTATTGGTTATCAAAACTCTGCTTATGACCATGCTGCTTCTTTGATAAACCATAATATAGCAAAAACATATTCATTTGCCGCAGGCGACTGTAATACAGCAATTAATTATTCTTTTACATTTGGTAGAGGATTAAAATTAGATAATACTAATGGAGGTTCAAATTCCTTTGGTGGTCTTGCTATTGGTGGTTGGAATTATACAACTGCAGATGCTATGTTTGTAATAGGAAATGGTTCACCATCAACTAAGAAGGATTATTTTGTATTAAAAAATGATGGTTCAGTTGCTTTCGGCGAAAGTACATCTGCACAATTCATTGGTTCATTCGCTGAAGGTTTCCATACATCTGCTATTGGTGTAGGTGTTCGTGCAGTTGGTGCTTTTACAAGATTTTCTGTATCTAATACTGCTGACCACGCTATATATGATTGGGAAGGAAGAGGTGTAACAGTTGAAGGTTATGCCAATGCTACAACTGCACATCCTTTAGATGGTAATGGTAATAAAATACATGGCGGTATATTAAAAGTAATTGGTAATGGCGCTGCTAATAGTAATGGTATAACTGGAAGCGATGCTCTCATACTTTATCGTGATGGTTCTTTGTCTGCAGCTGGTAAAATTAGTGCTGCTGGAGTAGAACTTGGTGGCGGTGGATCAACTGTAACTGTTAATCCAAATACTAACGTAATTAAAGATGGAACATCTGCTATAAGTGCAGCTTCATATTACACAAATACTGATAATAGTAACTATAGAGCACAAAGATTCTTCGTCGTAACTGGAGACCAAGATTTAATTAACCATATACAATATACTAATGGTCAAGGTTCAATTTACTTTGTAGTAGGGCCACGTAGAACATAATAGGTAAATAATGGCATATATAATTGAAGGTAAAATCGGTGGATTTTTTCCAAATGCTGGTGATGATGCAATTAAAGATATTCATGAAATTGTATTTACTCCACCAGGTTCTACCGATATGTATCAAGTGAATGAAGTATATTATGTTCCACCTGGTGAAACTCCAACATTACAGAATATACTTGATTATCGTTTTTGGTATCGTTATGAAAGAACAGGAACATTATCTGAAGGTAATGCTAATCAGGTTGCTATTGAATTTACACCAAAAAGCGAATTTAATGTAGAAAAAATAGCTATATTTACTTCTCAAGGTGATGGAACAGATGGTACAAAAGTAAAGATAATTCACGAGTCAGGTTTATTTGTTGCTGCAGTAGATAGTGTCACTAGATATGAACAAATTACGTTATATGGAACATCTGGATATAGACGTGTTGCTGATTTTTCTGGTAAAAATGTTAAATTATATCCTGGTTTAAAATATTATATCGTATTTACTCGTGGTAGTGGTTCTTGGGCACCAGCACATTTTACTAATTTGAATACTGGTCTATATAAGTTTTATTCAAATGATAAAGATTCAAATAATACAAAAAATAGACAAGATTACACAGATACTAGCATGGATTTAATAGGAACAGTATTAGATCCATATAAATGTTATGGTGTTATGACTGATAGTTCTAGAATTTTCAGTCTTCCAGAAGGTGCTTGGTTTGTATGGAATAATAGCCAACAGCAAACCGGTTTAACTGTTGGTCATGTATATATTCGAACTTCTGTTGGTGCAGATTATACATTTACTGGAATTATAGGTGATCCTACATCATATTATGAACCATTAAATTCTACTTATTTAGGTCAATTTTTAAGTAGACAAGTTGGTCAAGAATTTATTTGGTATGTAACTAATACTTCTTTAACTAGAAGTGATATTTATGTTAAAAGTGCAAGCACTAATAGTCTTGGTAGAGTTGAATTAGAAAATGTAACAGATGAAAATGATAAACTTGGTGTATTATTAAATATAATGTATAATACAAATGGTAAAGTTATTATTGCATCTGGATCTATATTTAACGCTAATACTTTAGGTTCTACTTATGAATTAAAATCTGGTTATACATCACAAGCATCATCTGCTACGCGATTATATAGCTTACCATCAAATCCAGTTGAAAAAGGTATCTATTATTTAGATAGTTCTTGCGGACAAGCAATAAGTTATAATACTGGAATATTTGCTTACGAAAATGGTTCATATAATCGTATTGATGAAAATAATATAGGAACTTATGCTACTGTTGGTTCATATACAGATTATGCAACAAGAGTAGGTAGTAATCAGGATTTCTTAACAGGTAATTACTACGGCAATGATAATGAAAACTTTGTAACGTTAGTAGACCAAACTGGAAATCCAAGAACATATTACCTTGAAATAAATGGATATGAGGTTAAATAATGAAACAAGTTTATGCTATTGACAAAACAACTGAAAAAATAAAATTTATATCAGATAGTTTATTTCTTTTAAAGAAAACTATTGATGATGAAGGTTTTTCAGAAAGTGATTTTTATATCTTAGGAGATATTGACATGAAATATATTTCAAGAATTGTATCAGTAGATGATACTTGTATATATAATAACAAAAATTTCTGGATAAATAATGCATTAGCATTAATCGATGATTATGATAAACATGAAGTGTTAGATTTTATGGGATTACCAGTTGATATAATGCGTTTCCAAACAGAAATGTATAATAATCAATCTCGTATTGCTGCAATTGATGGATTAGCTGGAGAAATCGATTATAATATGACAGTTGGCGATGAGTTTATAGCATTATTCCGTGAAGAATGTGTTAAGACTGATTTTAAGGGAATTACACCTCTTGAAATTGGCGTAAAGCTTGCACCAGTTATTTCATTGGTTCAGACTGGTTCGTTTAGAGAAGCAAAACAAGTTCTTCAAACAATGGAAACAGACCCATTCTTAACAGAAGAACGTATGGCTAAGTATATTGCTATGATGGAAGCAGCTGATGCTATTGAATATGCGACAGATGAAAATTTCTTCTATACAGCGCAAGAAGATGTTTAAATAAAAAAAGACAAGTCATTAAGACTTGCCTTTTTATTTTTGATTTAAAGTCAGAAATTAGCCGACATTGAATTCGACCGGACGAGCTTCAGGGCAGACCGGAATGTTGATGGTCAAGAGACCATTTTCAACCTTAGCGGTAAGTTCCTTCATGCTGAGGTTAGCCGGAACGAAGATCTTAATAGAGAGCTTGCCGCTACCCTTGATCTTGCGAAGTGTGTAAACACGCTTTGCTTCTGCTTCCTTTTCAGCATCGGTGACTTCCTTCTCAACAGTTTCGATGGTGAGATATGCCTTACCATCTTCAATGGTGCCCTTAAGCTTAATGTCTTCACGGGTCTTACCAACGACTGCGACTTCGATTGTGCTCGAACCATCTTCTTCATGAATGATGTTGAGCGGGACGTTTACCTTTTCAACAGCGCCGCCAAACGAAGCGTCAAATGCATTGAGTTCAGTGAGAAGTTTTTCAAAAATATTCTTATCCATAGTTTTATTATCCTTTTCGAGACCTTAACGTATCTCTTTTCGTTTACTTGTTAAGACATAAACCACATTTGTGTATCTATGTTTTAATCGGCGAAACTAACCGACTAAACTTTTTTAACCTCAATTTCGTTATATTTATAACAAAATTTTTTAAACCGTTGCCATCATAATTTTCTTATAATCAAGATAATTTTTGATGGTAAATGATAAATTCTTGATATTATTTAAAGTATTTTCGATGAAATCTAAAAAGTATTTCTGTTGATTAACCTGTTTTAATTTTGCAACATAAGGAGCACAACAGTTAATTTGAGAGTCAATTTCTTTTGCTGTTTCCCAGAAATCATTGATTGTGATGTTATATTTCTGTTGTAATTCCTTTGTAACTCTAGGTTTCTTGAAACACTTTGTCAAATCACCATATAATTCAAGTAATTCTACATTTAAACTTGCACAGACATATTTTTGGTCTTGATACAATTTAATCCAATCTTGAATGATAGCAGGAAGAAGATTATTCTTTTTAATAATTGCTTCCATTGTATCAGGCATAGATAAATCTGTGTTTGCTTTTTCCTCTAATTTTTTAAACGTTTCTAAATTCATACCTTATTTATGTCACGCTCTTTGTAGCGTTTGATACAATCAGCTACGAGCGGTCCCAAACTTCTGTAATATGTTTGGGTAGCAGTTTCATCAATCAATTTGTAATCATCAACTTCTAAAGGAGTTCTTCCTTCAAAATTAAAAGTTGTAGAGCAGCTTAATTCTTTTAGATTGATGTCAACTTCAGCGACATAAAGATGTAAATCTTTATATTTGGTATACAAAAACATACCGCAATCATAAAGATCATTTTCAGTTAGTACAATATTTGCTTCTTCTTTTAATTCACGTAAAGCCGTTTCTACATGCGATTCGTTACCTTCTACATGTCCTTTGGGAATATCCCAATTACCATCTCTATATGAGTGACAGGATGGATGACATGCTAAAAGCTTACGAGATGCTTTATCGATAATAATTACACCACAACTAATAGCCTTCATATAATTCCTTTATCACAAATATAGTAAAAATGGTTTATTTTGTAAACGGTTAATGATTTATTTTTATTTTTTAAAGATATTCTGGATGATTATCTTTAATCTGTTCATATTGGTTCATGAGACCAAGATACACTTCAGAAAGCTTGTCAATTTGCAAATTAAGCGTTTTAGACTTGTCTTTTGTTTCAGGTATAGATTCTTTAGCCTCTGCAAAAGAAACAAGTTTAAACGATATTTTAAAGCAATCTGGATGCATTTCGTTGACACTCTTTAGCTTATTATACTTTTCGGTATAATATTCTTCAAGAGTATTCAAACGATTAGTTAAAGTCTCAATAGTAGCCGCTTGACGAGCTACACTTTCGTTTAATGTTTCTGCCATAGAATTTCCTTAGATACTGTAGTTAGGATTCTTGACCTTGAACGAAACATTATAATCGTCACGAAGTCTGAGAACGAAACCTTCTCTCTTATGACCAAGGTTATTACCAAAGACTGTATTCTTATCACTTTGTTCCAACATGACGTTGGCACCAGAAATGAATACACCCTTATCATTTACATGACCTTCGGGCAACTTGTAATGTTCATCAAGGACTGGAACAAACTTCAATCCCCATTGTTCAGCAAAAAGCTTAGAATCTTCGAAATTAAGCTTTTCCCACTTGAACAACACTTTTCTATTTATAGTATCTTCAAAGTAGACTTTCTTGTAAAAATCGAAGAAGATAATATCAGTTCTTGGAAGGTTATAGATATTCTTTTGAATACCTGGACCGACATGTTCACCACGGCAGAACCATTCACCTGGAATCTTCTTAATCTTTTCATCAAGTTTAAGTCTAAGAACAGTGTCCCAGAAAGACTTTCCAGTTCCATTCTTATTAAGTTCTCTGGTTCTAGAACATACACCGATTCTCTTATCTTCCTTCTTATGACGGAAGACTCTATTAAACCAGCTTGGTTCTACTTTTTCAGAGAAAATGGTAATATTTTGACCTTCAAGCTTTTCAGTCGCAACCCATTCCTTATCCTTGTATTGTTCATACATCTTGGTGTAAATCTTTTGGACATTTTCTTCATCAGACTTACCAGGGAAAGTCGGATCCCAAGTTTCAGAAACGTGATGACGCTTTCTCCACTTACGGAACCAACCAAATCTCATAAGCTTGCGAACTACCCAGTTATCCTTCTTACCGGTATTAATGCCAGCTTCTTCTTCATCTTGGACAATTTCAGTAATACCAAATTGAAGTGTATAATCCTTACCAACCTTTGCATCAGTAATACCAAGATCAGATGGCTTGAAAAGAATACCTTGAGAAATAACGCCAAACTTTCCAAGCTTCATACTCTTAATCTTGAACTTCTTGTCTCTAAGAAATTCAAAATACGGGTACTTAGAAGATTCTTGAATTGTCTTAAGTGCAGCGTCAATTGCTTCCTTTGACGATTCAGCCATCAAAGTACCATCCTTAATTCCGTTATACTTAGCACGAAGGTCGTCAGTCAAACCATCTGGAAGCAATGAGTCAACTTCGACATACATTGCCAAATCACCAGCTTGATATTCATGCTTTTTTACAACTACAGTATAATCCATAACTGTAGCAAGTTCAATTCTATCCGCTCCAGGAATCTCTCTGATTTCCTTAATTTTTACAATATAAGCTAACGGCTTACCAAACATTTTATTACCTCTTTTGTATGTCCATAATATAGAAAAAGGATTGACACTTGTCAACCCTTTTTAATAGTATTAATATCTTCCGTCAACCGAACCGTAACCAGTTATCGGTAAATAATTAATTTCAACACCATCTCTTGTTACTTTACAGAAAATTCCAGATTCATGATTAAAATATTCACCAGTAATTAGTTCGCTATTTGGACCACTGCTATAAAGTTCATCTCTAAAACGACTTAATGCTTCTTGAATTGCCCAATAAATATATTCTTGAATTTCTTTTACTTCATAATATCCAGGTTCATGAATAATATAAGTTTGTTCTAATGTTTCGTCACCATTGGTATTGTGGTATTTAACATCAGTAAATTTGGCTTTTCTGTAATTAAGCATTTCTGTAATATCAGCAAAGTCAATTTCCATATAGGCATGGAATGCAGCTTCTTGAAGATTATGCATGAGTTTTTGATTTTCATTTTCTTCTTTAGCAGCTTCGACTTCTTCCCAAGTATGATCCTCACGATAAACATCCTTGAAAAAACCAATATTACAACCAATAAGATTATAAGATAATTCTTTAAGCGTAGGATGATTTTCTTGCTTTTCTATACTTTTAATAAGATTTTCTTCACAATCAACTAACATATTAGCAGTAGCACTGATTTTATATGCTTTTTCTTCTGCTTCTTCCTTACTAAGAGTATTTTTAACAATGTCTGTTATACAACCAATAATTTTTTCACGGTCATATTTAAACGGTTTAGCAGCCATATTAGTCTCCTTAATATACAGATTTAAAGCTTTCTAACATCGCTTCGACATCAGTTCTAAATTTCAGAGAACAACCATTTGGAAGTGATCTTAATACTGAAGTTTTCCAAGTATTAAGATTGTCTTCAATTACTGTTTCATCAATTTCATATGCGTCATCAAGCGAGTATGCTATATTATCGACTAATTGTTGTACTTTGTAAAGCTTTTCTCTTACGGTTTCATCAATAGCAATCATTTATTTCCTTTATTATAATTTTACTTATAATATAGAAAATTATTTTACTCTACTGATGGTGTAAATTCTTTTTCTGAGTCTTTTTCAAGCCAACCGTCAGGTGTTTCTTTAAAGTTAACTTCAATACATTTGTGTTTATTGTATTGTTTATAACCGAAACCTTCACAGACATGTTTCATTTCTTCAAGTTCTTCTTCGATTTTATCTTCTGGAACTTTCATTTCTCTTAAATATGCAGTAGCACAATTTTTACAAAGATTTGTAATCCAACCGTCAGTTGTCCAGATTACTCTTGTTCCATGTTCGTCTCTTGGTTCTGTTCCACAATATTCGCACGTATAGCCAGAAAGTGCTTCAGCAATATCTTCAAGACGTTGATTAAAGAAACTCATACAATAAATTCTCATTGTACCGTATTTGGACTTTACTTCTTCAAACTTAAATGCTCGTTGCTGGTCTTTTGGCAATCGGTTAAATGTTTCAAATAGTCTAGGAAGATACTTGTATTTCCACAAGTATTCCCAACCAGTTCCATCCCAGCACTTATAATAATTATGTTCTATATTCTGAGATTTTCCATGATACTGTTGTTCACGTTTACGAGACCATGGATTTTGATAATATAAAAAAGGATATTTATGCAAAAGTGCAAGCATATCCTTATCAGAAATTGGGTATCTAGGTGTTGACATGAATTCCTTTAAATGTAATGATTATAATATTCTTTTTCGATTGTTTCATCAACTTCTTTTTGAATAATCTTTACATTATCCTTTGTAGGATTTGCAAATCCAACAGAACCTCCGAGCGGTGACCAGAAAGTAACGTCATTATCTTTAGAAATACCTTCAGGTGGTTCCATAAATTCTACCTTATCGATAAGGCAAGTTTCAAAAAGATGATTTGTTGTTCCAATATCTGTAACACCTTCTACAACGACGGTCTTGATAATCGGTTTTGTAAAATACATATAAAGCGTAGGAATTCTGAAATTAATAGGAAGTTTATTTTCCTTTCTCCAACTCTGAATTGCTGCTCTAATTTCAGAACCAATCATTGCTGTAACGACGGAATGATTCTTTTTCTTTTCATTATTGTAGATATAAACCGGTGTTTTAACAGACATAAAATTCTCCAAAATATTTTTACAAAATATAATAAAATATATTAATATCGTCAACCTATAAATATTATATGAATTTAGATGAAGCAATTAATTTATTAAAAGAAAAAACCAGGAATAAATCCTGGTTTTATTTTTACTCACCAACAGGTGTATCAGACAGCAAAGTAATACCACCTTGTGAGTTTTGATAACTTACAACGCAACCGCCGCGATGTTCTATGATGACAAGATTTGGAACACCTTCCGCCTGTAACATAGTAGCAATAACAGTATTATATTTTGCTGGTTGTTCTTGTTCAACAGCCATTTTAAGTAATCCAGTAATTAATGAATTAAGCTTTTTCTCATCCATATTTATTTTCCCTTCTTCTGTTCAGAACCTATTGCATAATTGTGAATAATTGTCGTAACGTCCTTATAAAGCTGCGTTGTCGTTACATTTGCATTAGTATTCAGTTCATGTAAATAATCGACACCATACATCATAACAAGTGTTTTTGGACTTGGTGTAAATATCATTATAACAGATAAGATAATTAAACTTATAAAAGATTTTTTATACCAACCATAAACTGTTGTTGGAAGATCCTCTTTCCAACAGCTATCACTTTTAAACATGATATATAAAACAACTAAAGCTGCTGTAATAATTACAGCAAGTATTTCTGTAAATATAAGAACATCATATATTTTGTTATAGACATTAAAACCATAAATTAATGAACTAGTCATATTTTCCTTTAATTATATTTTGTAATATAAAATATAATAAAAATGTTGACTGCTGTCAACCCCTAATTTTCAATAAATTTAAAAGTATAACCGCCAGCTTTTTTATTTTTACCATTACATACTCTAGAAATACAGCATTTATCGATATTTAATTGTCTTGCGCATTCATTTATACAATCATAAACAATACCAGTTTCTATACATATTACTTTCTTTTTATGTTCACTATTATATAAATTTTTTGAGGCTGACAGTCTCATTTTATTTTTTGTTTCTTCAGATAATTTTCTACCAGGTCGTCCTTTCTTTTTATTAACTTCATCCGAATAATGTTTACCTAAATTTGCTATACGTAATTTTTCACGTTCTTCTAATGATTTAACTCTACCTTTTTGAATATTAGATAATTTTTCAGAAATTAACTTTTTCTTATTAGGATCTATTTTAGTTTTTCCAATGTTATTTAAATCCACGAATTCAAAATGTAAATCAGATACAGTATGTTGTTTATTATTACAGCATTTACTTATACTATTATCATTTATACCGATTTTAATAGAAGCGTCCATAATAGATTCGTATATAATACCAGTTTCTATACACCTAACTTCTTTTTTATTAGATTTATTTAATTTGTAATAATATTGTTTTAATGTTATATTATTTTTCTTTATATAATCATCTATAGTTTGACAGTTTTGTATAAATTCATTTATATCATCTGACATTTTACAAAATCTGTAATTTAATGCTTGATTATCTTGTTTTGTAATTACATGTCTAATAGAATCTTTACAAATTTTTAATTCTCGTGCAGCATTTCCAATAGAAGTATAATATTTATTTGTTTCATAGCAATATATAACAATTTGATTATCTCTAATTATATTTCTAAATTCTTCAAGTTGTTCGGTAGTAAATTTGCGACCAGTATTAGTCAATCTAATTTTATTCTTTGTTTCTTCAGTCATTACAAAAGTACGACCTAGTGTACCAGTCCCGCCTAATGTTTTATTATAACCGAAATTTCTGTCAAATGAATTATAAACATTAATCCAAAATTTTTCGCGTTCATTTAATAAACTTGGTTCACATTCTTCTATAATTTCAAAATCGAAATTTTCAAGACCATATTTATTAAATGCAGATTGTAAATGATTATTTAATTTATGCCATTTATATTCTGTTTTCCAACGTTTAATTATATCTTTAGATTGCCCAATATAGCATTTATTATTGACTTTATTTGTTATTTTATAAATACCACAAATTTTTTCCATAAATTACCTAAAAAGAAAAACGGTTAGAAATCGTTATTGTGGTAGTTACGAAATCTAACCGTTTTTAAAACTTAGATATTTTAATAAGAATAAAACTACCACATATTATTCTTTTATAATATATTTATAATTTTATTCTTTTAAAATAATTAAATACCAAAATTTTCTAAGAAATAATCAGGAAGCTTTGGATCGAAATGCGAAATACGGATAATTTCAAGTTTGAATTTATTTCGTTTATACATATCGATAATTTTATCAGCGTGTTCGCCCTTAATACCCTTTCTAATAAGCTCATTAACTTCATGATAAGTAAATCCTAATTTATCCTCATCAGTTAATGGTTGTAATCCATCAATAGGAATTTTATGTGTAAGTTCATAAGGCAAACCAAGATCATCACCGATTTCAATAACTTCTTCAGTAGTCAGCATATCAAGTGGAGAAAAAGAACCAGCTGCATCACCAAATAATGTAGCATATCCGCAGCAATTTTCCGCCCTGTTGCATGTGTTAGCCATTAACCAATTATTGGTCTGTGCTGTTACCATGATTTGATTCATTCTAATACGTGCTGGAACATTTGTCTTAGCATCATAAGACTTATCTGCGCCAGGAACAAGTGCTAAAGATTCTTTAACAAGTGTTTCAATATCTTGAACATCATAATCAATACCTAGATGATCGACTAATTGGTAAGAGCAAGAAATATCCTTTTGAATACCACATGGAAGTAATACACCATGTACATGTTCTTTACCTAATGCTGCTACACAAATTGCTGCTACCACACTAGAATCTTTACCGCCAGAAATTCCAAGAACCGCGTCGGTTTTACCTACACGATTAAAAAAATCTCTAGTCCAGTCAATTACATCTTTTGTTAATGTATTCATAATTTTTTCCTCATTTAAATTTTAAACTCATATTATTAAAGATAGGAAAGAAAATTATGATGATATGTAAAATTATTTTTTACCGTCATCACCCGTTTCAAACCAACGAAGCTCCTGAAGCTGCTTTCTAATATCATTAATTGTATTTCTTTCCTTAACGATTACACCACCAACCAGTGTAATACCCAAAAGTGCCAGGATTGTTTTTAAAAATTTATTCATTATATATCTCCTTAAAAAGTTCTGGCACAAATATAGTAAATTTTACTTAAATTGTAAACCTTACTTCTTTTTTAATAATTCTGTAAATTTATCAGCTAATTTACCAGCATCTGATTTTTCTCTTTCCTGAAACATCGGATCAACTTTATTTTTAGGTGGAGTTGATTTTGCTTTAGGATAATGTTGCGGAAAATTACCTTTTGGATATTGTCTAGGATAATATGGATCAGCAATAAAAGCAGATGTACTACCATAACATTTTTCAATATGTTCAGATATTGCATCTATTTGGTTAGAAACTTTTTCAACACCTTTTTCAATTTCTTTCATATCATGTTCGAAATCGGTAGGTTTTAAAATTTTCCAACCCATACCTTCCATCATATTTTTTACTTCATCAACAGTCATATAGAGATACCTCATCCTAGTATTTCTTTAAATACTTTGTAATTAGTATCATCCTTTCCACAATAGACAGCGAATTCAATATTCTTAAAGTAAATTTTTCCGATTTCCAAAGCTTTTTTATAAGCCTTAGCTACGATTTCAGGTGGATTTTTAAATGCACCACAGCCAAATGCACCGAGAATAATTGTTTCATTACCATGTGAATAAGCTAATTCAAAAATATGAACTGCTCTACGGAAATGAATGTTAAACAATTCTTCATTAGTAACGTCTGGCTTTTCGCCACGTTCATGGTTATATGCATTTGCAGGTGTTTCACGAAGATTAGGTGCTGCACAAGTAACTACATTTACAGAGAATGGACGATACAATAAATTATAATTATCTGACTTGATAATTTGAATATTGGGTGTGTAAATTGCATCATGATTATGAAGTGCATTTCCATGTTCTTTATGCGGTTTATAAAAGATTTCATCAAACTTAGGGTCAGATAAAACATTATAAAGCGTAGAACAACGACAAAGACATTCTTCTTGTGCGTTAGAACCCTTTGTTACACCACCACCAGGATTTGTAGCAGAAGCAAAATTAAGAACTGCTACTTTGCCTGTATAATTTCTTGCTGCATTAAAAGTGCTATTCTTAGTGACCTTGACATTTCCTGGAGTTTTATTATCGCAGAAAATGTCCATTGTCATATCAGCAGCGAAGAAATCAGAATTTTCAATCGAATACTTAATAGAATCCTGTAAGGTTTTATCCTTACTAATTATTTCTTGAGTATGATTGAAAACTTTAATATTTTCTTCTTTGATATTAGCCATAATTAAGCCTTAAACATGTCATCACACTTTAAGAGCAAACGGTCAATCTTTGGTTGAATTCTCTTTTGGTTATACGGATCATCACCAACAATGTCATTCTTGGTCCAGTTGCAAAGTCTTGCGATAATAAGGAACCAGAAGACGTTTGCGAGCGGTGACATAATAACATCAAGCATACTTGGATGGAACGGCACATGGTCCATTCTATGGCCAACATAGAGCGCAAGAAAGCCTGCTACGTAGAGTGCGATTGTTGTGATAATGATAGTAGTAATTGTTGTCATGTTATTTTTCCTTTAATTATAGTTTTTTATAAAATATAATAAAAAGCAGGGTCGTTGTCAACCCTTATTATGTTCTTATTTCCACTTAATGTCTTCAGTCTTAATTTTACTATCGCAATATTCTCGATAATGACGTTTGACTTCAATCGTGTCTTTTTCAGTATTTGGGTCGTCATCATTATTTAAATAATTAGCAAAATCAATCGCTTCTTGTTTTGTTTTAAATTCTCTACTATGAGGCCAACCTGACCAATCACCAGTCCATGGTTCTACTTGGTCCCAATAAACAAAGAATGACTCATATGTTATATTGTTATAAAAATTTGCAGTTTTCTTAACTACTTTAACTGCCTCAGCCATAGCTGAATGACTATTTAATAAAATCATAAAATACCTCTATAATAAAAAAGTGAGATTGTCGCCAACCTCACTTTGATTTTTATTTAGGAGAAATCCTTTTTATTAGACACCCTTGTAAGCCTTGACGACTTCTTCGAATTCAGTGTCGAGAGCGACAGTTTCGATAGTCTGAGTGCCCTTACCACCCTTACCGGTGATTTCGGCAATTTCCTGCTTAGCTTCGATGTGGAACTGAGTGGTCTTAACTTCGCTTTCGATTTCAGCAATCATAGCGTTGCAATCGATACCGAAGTCACCGATCTTGTTACGGTCACACATCTTGAGTGTATCAATCTGGACCTGAAGAGCAGTAAGCTTAGCTTCGATGAGAGCCTTGTTAGTGTCGATGTTCTTGAGAGTATCGCGAACCTGGACACACTGCTTTTCAGTATTCTGCCAAGCAGTTTCAATGGTATCACGAGCAGTCTTCATGCCCTTATAAACAATATACTTAATCTTAGCTTCATCGAGCTTGTCAGCAGCGATGAGAGTTTCATAGACCTTCTTGCTGGTGTTGGTCTTTTCGTCGAGTTCCTCGAACTTGGCCTTAAGTTCCTTGGCATTTACCAGCATATCTTCAGCCGACTTGATATACTGAGCGGCATTCTTATTATACTGATAACGGATTTCCTCAATCTTATCCTTGGTGGAGATGAGGCCTTCGAGACCACGCTGAGCCTTGTGAGCGAAGATTTTGAAGATATTGAAAGACATAGTTTTATTTCCTTATGTTAATTGTTGAATTGTTTAAATTGTTTTTGTTTATGTTTTAAATATAGTAAATTGTTTTTGGTTTGTAAACCCCTTTTTTAAACTATCGTGCATTAAACTTGGTTAGGGTTTCGGAATTATCAGAATTAACTGACGAATCGAAATGCACGATTAGTTTAGATGGTTCGTAATTTACCGCCACCGGATTGGACATGTATAAATTAATGCTCTCAATCGACTTGGCGTTATTTACCATATCCTTTGGACCAGATAAATATGAACCAGTTAAATAAGTAACTGCTGCAATCGCAATAACCGCGACACTTGAAGCTACATACTTTATTGTTTTATTCATTAGTTTTCCTTGTTATTAACTGATTTGTTTTACATGATTAAATATAGTATTATTCAATGAAGTTGTAAACCCCCTTTTATAAAATATTTTTAGACGCATACTTGGTCAGGATCTACTTTATATTTTAGGTGTTTATTGAGATTATTAATTTCTTCCATTTTAATATCATGCAACGCGTTAAAAACTTCTGGAATGCAAAGTCCGTGCGGTGCATTATAATAATGTTCTAATATAGGTTTAATTCGTTCGTTTAACCTAGTTTTAAACTTGTTAATCATATCTAATTCTTCATCAGACGTATATTGTGCTCGTGCACCACGTATAAGCACAGCTCCTTTGACAGGAAACTCTAATTCTTTTAGATAATCATTAAATTCATTTATTACTTCATGCAACACATTGTTAAAATATGAATCATTAATAGCTTTAGGATCATCTTTAGCTAAATAATATAGTCTATTAACTTTGTCCTTAGTAGTAGAATGCATAGGTATCGGTGGAAGTGCTGTTGCTGGACCCATAAATAATCCTTTAATTAATATAAAACACTATCTACATTAATAGATATATTCCTATCTATTTTATAGACCAAATGTTTATTTAACCAATCGATTTCAAATCGTTTAGCTTTACGAATATCATCATGAATAGAATTTACAGATTCACCTTTTTTATAACGAGGATGATTTTTAACATCCCAAGCAAGGCTAAATTTTGATGCTTCAATATAGCCTTTTTCATTAATCGACGTTATAGGTACTTTAACACCGAAAAAATCAACATAATCTATAATTGGATGTTCATACGGTTTCAAAAGTTCATTATACTCATTAATAAGTATAGGTAAAAGTTCTTTAAAAACGCTATCATCTTTACGATGGCGTTCAACTTTGAAATAATCTTTTCCAGTATGAACTAATCCATTATAAGTATAATATGTTTCACCGTAAACATGATCTACTTTTGGATAGCCTTCATATTTTGGTTTTTTCGGTTCTGGCGGTGGTGAAGCTGGACAAGGTGCATATCCCATAATATTTCTTAATCATCTAATAAATCGTTAAACTTCTGTATCATGCCACGTTCTGGCGATTTCGGTTTATAAATTGTCTTACGTGCTATAGAATCAATACCATTAGCAATTAGTTTATAGATACCTATAAACATGTATATTACCAACATAAGAACTGAAATCGGTATAATTGCAAACGAAAGAATTACAAACATCCAATATGTTGCTTTCATTTTAATTTCGGCGGCAGTTCCGTCTTTAATAGCTTCCCATTCATAATCTGCCCTGCAATCTGTTTGAACTTTTTCAATACGTTGTTTGTCTCTATATAAATATACCCATGCGTCATATCTATCTATGAGAATAAACATATTAATTATTGCAATAAGGCTACTAGCGAATGTTACACCATAAATCCAAGTCATTCCTATTGTTCTAAAATAAAATACGCCAGGATTTTGTGCTGAAATGTCCTGAGTATTTACTAAACAAATAAGTGACAGCATAACAACTATAGCACAAATTATGCCAGAAGCGATACTGACAAAAGCAGTATCGAATGTATCAAATACATAACCTTCTAAAAGATTTTTATGAAATTTTTTCATTATCTTATTCCTACGAGTTTATTGTATTCATCGATAATTGTTTGTTTATACTTTTCTGGTTCTTTCTTTTTATAACTAGCCATCATATTTTTAACTGATAGTTTATTACGAAATCCAATGAAACATTCGCATAAGAATGCAAAAAACTTAGATGCATTAGTCATAATAAGTACTATAATAGCAATCGGTGTAAGTACAAAACTACCAGCAAAAACTATATTACATCCTAGATAAAAAATACATTCAAAATATGTTTTATCATTATTATTATAATAGTTTTCTCGATATTTACTTTCTGCAAATATCATAGCAATATCGCCAGTAATAAAAAGAATAATTATTGTTGGGATTGTCCACCAGTGTGCTTGGAAAAAATTGTGCATATAAATTGTACTTTCCCAATGTTTATTTGACCCTAAATCACCGACACCAACTGCAAATATATAAGCAAATCCAATAAGTTGTAAAATTATTTCAAAACAAATAAGACCTATATACCATTCTTCTTTATTGCTAAAGAATTCATCTAAAAATTTTTTCATAATATCTCCTTATTTAAAAACAGATGGAACTACGCTAAATGGTAACGGTTTTCCTGGAATTGCTTTACCACCATTTGGAAGTTTATTTAGTTCTCTTCGTTCTTTTACATATTTGTCATGCTTATATTCTTGTATACTTTCAACATAAGCCATACGTCTATCTTCAGCTACCTGTTTTCTATATTCTTCATTATACATAGCATATAATATAAATTTAGTCATAACAAATGCAAATATAACTAATAATGCAATAATGATTGTAGAAACATAATGCTGGTCATAATTATCACGATGTGATTCAGTTCGCATAGTTTATCTCCTATTAAGATGTCTGTTAAGTTTATTAAGCACATTAGACAAATTAGTAACTACAGTTTCATTAGTAGTAGTCATTAAATTAATCTTTTTTTGTTTATGGTTTTTAGGAAAATATACAAAGAATAGTATAGTTTCGGTCATAGGTAAAATAAAATACCAATAATCTGTAGAAATACTAGATACTAGTGCACTAATTAATCCAATTAATAAGAAATAAGCAGCTAAAACTAATATTCTATCTGACCAATATGATACAACATGTTTTACTTCTGTTACTAAAATAGTTTTATTGTCATAATATTCATCATATACAATATCTGCTTCTCTTGCATTTATTCCATATCGATTATTCATATCTGCGAATGTGTCTGGCTTACCGCAATTACATTCTGTATCTTTTGCTTTTACTTTTTCTGTTATTTTTGTGCTTTTAGTTGGAATTCCCATAACTATTAAAATAATCATGGTAGCTAATATTACTTCAGAGATAACTTTTTTCCACATTATTGTGCTCCAGGTTAATGGTTCAAGAAATTATTAAATTTATATAGCATTTCTTTTTCTGTTCTTGTAATATCAGTATTTGTTGGTTTTTTCTTTGGAATAAATAAAGCGAAAAAATGATTACAACAAAAAACAATAATATTAACAATAGTCATAAAAATAATTGCAACTATCCATAATGCTAAAACAACAAAAAAAGAACCACTAGCAATAATAAATATCCAGATATAATAGATTGACAAATATCTATTTTCATTACCTACTGGATATGAATTATATGTAAAGAGTGAAATAATTGCAAACAATGCACCTACCATTTCAACACTAAATATAATTTTCCAAATTAAAGCGCCAGGTTCTCCAATTTTTATCAAATCACCAAGTTCTTTAGGATCTGTAGTAAAAGATGCAACACCTGATATACCGCCAATAATTATTATCGCAAAAACAGAAACTAGCATTATAAGCATTAATGCCTCTGTAAAAGTTTCATCGTTTAAAATACAACGATGTGCTTCTTTAATTGTTTCAAGCATTATTATACTCCTTTATTTTTTAAGAAAATTGTCATAAAGTAATGCAACTTCTCTTTGATTTTTTGGTTGTTCTTGCTTAACAATCTTTTTTGGTTTTTTCTTTTTATTAGGTGCAAATAACATGAAGAAATGTTCAAAACAAAAACTAATAAGCAAGAAGAAATTTTTACACAAATAATATACAATAATAAACGGGAAGCAAAGGAAAATAGAACCACTAAAGAAGAAAAATGCCCAATAATAACAAATAACTACAAATCTTTCATCATCGTTAACTTTATAACGTGAATCAGAAAAAAGTGCAAATAAACCAAAAATAACAGCAAGAATAGTAAATATTGCTGCAATCTTTCCAGCAGTTGAAAAATGTAATTCAGAATTAGTTGCAATAATCAAAACTGGAAAAATACAAAAAGCTAAAATTACACAAGAAAATGTTGCTAATACACATCCTAAGTCATTAAAATGACCTTTCATAATTGATTTATTTGTATCTTTAAGTAATTTAAGCATTATGGATTTTCTCCTTTAATAAATTTATCCATTAATTCTAAAAATTTATCTTCTTCCATAAAAAATGGATCTTGTCCATACCAATCGAAGAAGTTAAACATAAACTGTCCAAATCTCCAACTTGGAAAATTGGTTTTATGGACAGTTTTAAGTTTATCATAAAAGTCATCAAGCCGATTAGGATCTCGCATTAATAACCTCTACATTTTTCACGAATAATAAATGTAAAAGCATCATTAATAGGATCAGACTTTCTAGTAGTTCTAACCGAAACAGGCTGAACTTTAGGTTGCTGTGTAGCAGTAACAATAGGACGTTGCGTCTGAACAGCTAATTCTCTAATAAGTCCAGTAGCTTCATGATAACTGGTCCAAAGATCCTTAGGTGTTTTTTGCTGAGTAGCCTCAGACTTAACTACTGTTACATTACCATAATACGGTTTAAAGTCACTAAACAAATCCTGTTCCTCGATATACTTATCATATTGCTTATCAAATGTATCAGCATTATCGAGAATAGAAGGTTTGCCAGTTCCAAGGAACCGATTGAGCTTATACCATACTTCCGGCAATTTCTTATTATACTTATTTACAAATTCATCTTCCCTTTTCTTTTTAGAAGTCCATTGAGCGATGAAAGCAGATAGAGTATTAATAATTAAACCGATGAACATCATTGGTGCCAATAAAAGGCAAGCAATTGGATGATCTTCAGAAGCGTCAATCATTTTTCGTTCTTTTAAAAAACGAATTATGATACGGCAACCAACGTATGAAGCAAAATAGATTAGAATTAATTTAAGCATTTTATTATCCTTTTTATTGTTTTACTTAATATAATATAGAAAAAAGAACCACTTTTGTAAATGGTTCTTTTTATAAATTATTTGTAAAATATTATTATTAGTGTTCGACACGCCACTTGATAGCGCCCTTCAGATTCTGATGATATTCTTCATTCTTACCCATGAACTTACCATCATCGTCAGAGACCTTACAAACTGGAATGCCGTTAACTTCTGTCAACTTGATGACCTGGTTCATTGGATCAAACCAGCCAGTATCATTAAGCAACCAAGTACCGATACCGAATGCAACCTTGCAGCGAAGAGCAAATCTGTCATGAATTACTTGTGCTTTATCGAAGTTCAAGCTATCACTAAACAAAAGTGTCTTGTTTGCATATGGAACGCCAATCTTCATATAATGTGCAAGCATCTTTTCACCCCAAACAATCGGATCTGCGGAGTCATGTCTAACACCGCTGAAAAGATTTGCATAAGTTTCAGTAAAGTCCTTCAAGAAGCAGTCTGTAGTAATACAGTCAGTAAGGTAAATACCGTTTTTAGTTCCGTATTCCTTAATCCAGTGCTTCATCATGTAAAGGTTAGAATATGCTGGATTGTGCTGAGGCAAGCCCTGTCCAACAAGTTCGATAGCTTCGTGTGCCATAGTTCCAACCGGCTTTGTGCCAAGCAAGAAACTGAAGTAAACGTTGGAAGTACCAACAAAGTTTGTGCCATTGAACTTGAACTGACTAATGTAACGAAGTGCCCATTCCTGGAATTCCTTACAGAATCTACGTCTTGTACCGAATTCAGAGAAAGCACCAATCTTGATTTCGCCTTTAAGAAGCTTGTCAACCTTTGCGATAAAGCGTTGCTTTGCATCTTCGATAATCTGCTTTTGCTGTTCTTCAGTATATGTCATTCTGAACCAAACTTCAGAAACAATAGACATAACCGGAACTTCATGATAAGAAACGTCAACATTGTAACCACGGAACTTAATATCCGGTTGCTGAAGTTTTTCATCATATGTACAGATAATTTCATCTCTGTCAATCGTATATCTCTTGAGGAACCGAACATAGTCGTTCTTCATGAAATCAATCAACTGGAAATGTTCAAGTTCCCATGGTGTATAACGAAGCTTAGAATAGAGATCAATCTGATAATTGATTTCGTCAATCATTTCCTTCGTAAACTTACGACCTGGGTCTCTGTTCTTGTAAGTCCATTCAACATACATGTCATGGAACTGGTGAACAAACATTTGACCCATTGTATACTTATAAAAATCGTTGTCGGTCAAATGCGTGATAATTTGTGGTAAATGCTTTGCCATTTTTGTATTTCCTTTAAAAATTATTCAAAATATCCTTTGAGTTTATCAACATAGAAATTCAGCGGCTTATCTTCCTTATCCGCATTTTCCATGCATACATCATAAAGTTTCTGGTCAAAATACTTTGACTTCTTCTTGAAAACCATTTCATATAAGTCATTGAACATCTTATAACGATGTTGCATACCTGAGTCAGCGACTTTTTCTGCCTTGACGATATGATAATCAAATGTACGTGCTAAAGCCTTCTGATCAGCCTTATGGATATATTGTGCACTTACTTCATACTGACCAGATGCAAGAAGCCTGCCAATATCTGAAACATATTTGTTACTAGGTGGGAAAAGTTTTAAAAGAAATTTCATTTTAGTCTCCATTATTATTTTTATACAAATATAGTAAAAATAACCATTTTTGTAAATGGTTATTCTTTAATATTAATTTTGATTTGTGTTGCTAATGTTCTAATGACAATATCTACATTTTCCCTAGTAACAGGTTTGTGTAGTTTTTTAACTACATCTTCTGCTAGGGTATAAATCTGCTGTTCAGTCGCACCATCTGCAACTGTTAGCAAATCGGTCCAAATGTTTGTAAGATCATTTAGACCATCTGTATTATATTTGTCAGGAATATTAGGCATTGATAACATCAATCTGTTGACGTTGGAGGCAAAGAATTGCAGCCTTCTGACCAGCTTCATCAAGGTCAGCAATGCAGCTTGCATCGACAGTAATCTTCATGTTCGGGAAAGCAGCTCTTAAAATAACCGCATTTGCAAGAACACAGATTGTACTTACAAAACCCCAAATTTCGATTTCATCGAATTCAATTCCAAGTTTTCTAATATAATCCGGAAGATCAAGCTTACCGAATGTATACTTATCTACAGAGAAGAAATTATGCTTACCATCTTGGTTCTTCTTTTCAAGTTCTGCAAGAATAGTTGCTTCAATTTCCCAACCTGGAGTAAGCTTGATACAGTGTGGAACTGGAAGCTTTTGACCTTCCAAAGTTTCTTCATACGGCTTACCTTCAAGTGGAGGCCAACCAGTAGTAACCTGAAACTTATTAAAATGAGTATCGTGCGTAGCAATGATAGCACCATCCCAGTGCTTAATCTTGTTAACAATATTAGGAACCTTTGCTTGTGCGAATTTGTTTTCAAGTGCGCCAGTGATAAAATCTACTTGTGCATCAACTAAAATACCGAGTTTTGCCATTGTTTTATCCTCTTTTAATAAAATCTATTTATTTTCTGTTTCTTTATAAAGTTTCAAGAATTCTCTCGAAATAAAATTTGTGTGAATACGTTTTTCTTCAAAAGGTTTATCCTGACCGTGAACTGCAACATGCATATTATATGCTAATCTACGCATACATTGTAAACCTTCTTTATCATGTTCAAGTTCTTCTGGAAAATCTCCATGCACTTCATTCCAATACTGACTTCCTACGACAGTCATGGAATGCATGAGAAAGTAAGAATTTAAATGTGCAAATGCTAGTTCATTTCCTGCTCGTCTCGAAACGGTTATTCCTGCTGCATACTTATTACGCATAACAGCTGCTGCAGAATAAAATACACGAGACATAAAATTTGCAAGCTGACCAGTAATACCAGCATAGTAAACTGGAGATGCAAAAATAAAACCATCGGCTTTCTGTGCTTTTTCAATAAATCGATTAACTAAATCATTATCAAAAACACAATGACCAAGTTTCTGGTTTTTACAGGCATTACAACAAATGCAACCGTTCATTTGTGTTCCTAACCACATATTATCGATTACATTGTCTCCGAGAATTTTAAATTCTTCTTCGACTTCGTGTAATGCCCTAGCAGTACAACCGTCACGGTGTGGACTACCATTTACCATTAAGATATTCATTACTTTTCTGCCTCAAGTGCAATCAAAGAATTACCACAAGTAATACGGTCTGCATCTTCTTCATGCGACGGGATGAAAACAATAACCTGCCAACCTGCATCAACGAGCGGCTTTTCAAACTTATCGTAAACATCGAAATCAAATTCAGAACTAAAGTTATTTGCTGCTGCAGCTTCAGTTGCATGGATAGGAGTAATCTTGACAATAAAACGTTCCTTATCAAAATACTTATCCATGAGTGCTGGGTCAAGATTGCACTTACTAGTTACAGCAAAGTTCAATGTATACTTTCTGCCTGCTGGAGGAGGAAGACGCTTTGCTAAATCCGAAATTTCCTGCAAACTCAACGACTGGTTATTAAACATATCGTTTCTATCAGCTTCATCAAGCGTATTGATAGAGAATTGAAGACCAATACCACCGTTCCACTTTGCTTCATAACCAAGAGCACACCAGTCTTGTAGGAATGCTTCAAGCTTCTTGTTGTTATTCGGAAGCATAGTAGAAACAACCGGATGATATTCCTTGAACCAGTTATTGGAAATCATACCAATATCGTGAGCAACCTTAATTACGTTTAGATTCCAAGTCGGTTCACCCATTCTTGCAAAGTGAACATTAAGTCTTTCACCTTTGGTAATCTTAGAGAACGCAATACCGTTAATGATTTCAGACATCAATTCAAAATAAGGAACATTTCCTCTAAATTTGAACTTAGGACAGTCACAGAATTTACAGGATTCAAGACAACCCTTTTGAGTTGATACAGTAACGACCAACTTATCTGCTACGTCGACAGGCTTATGAACGACCTTTTCGATTCTTTTGGTATAACCTAAGAAATCTGCCTTAATGTTATTTTCTTTACCATAATCGCCTACATAAAGATACTCCAAATTAAGGTCAGTATCAGAAACGATCATGCCAGTATGTGTTTGAGTTATTGTTCTCATTTATTATTCTCCATTAAAAAGCGAATGCTAAAAATTTAAAAATTTCTTCCCATGTAATGGTAACTAATTCTTCATCTGTAAACATGGTTAATCTCCTTCAAATATAAAAAAATAGACCGCTTTTGTAAGCGGTCCTTAATTGTTAAATGTGGTAAAAAATTATTTACAATATACTAACAACCACAAACCGCGGTGACGATTTGTATGATGATGAATAGTTGTAAGTATTATTGATAAACATTTGTTTCCTCTGTCTTATATATAATTTTATTTTTCGTTATTTTGCAAAATTTCCTCAAGCTTATGTAATACTTCTTTATATGTCGTATAAAGAATAGCATTGCTTCCAGCTTTTACGAAATCATCGCAATTTTCTGGTTTATCGTCGATTAATAAACGATTTGGTTTTGCATGTTCGACTTTATGGAAAGAACGGTCACAAATAATAACATTTTCCTGATTTATTTCAGGACAGTTACATTCTAGCCAATATCTTTTTCCTCTTTTACCAGAATTAAAATAAATTGCAGAAAGAATACCAAGCTTAAAATTATACTTTTTCTGTAATTCAAGCACACCGAGATAAAGATCATGTCCTTCTACCAGCCATGGCATATCAATCCAGAACTTGGCACCGATTTTATGAATCTTATCCCAATTCGCTTTACCCGTCTGTTTTCGGGCGTTGTAAAAATCGACCTGATAATCCCAGTTCGTTAATACACCGTCCATATCTAAATAAATTTCATTAATCATAGTGTAGAAATGTTTAAAAGTTCAGAAATTGTTTCTTGTCCAGTTATTTTATGGAAGTTTTCTCTAGGCATATCTACAGAAATGCTTACTTCCATTTTTGGCAAATCTATGTAAATGTCAGGAACGATGATATTGCCAACAGTATCACGTTTCTTAATTCCTTCAATATTATAAATTGATGTTGATGGAACGTCAAACAAATGTAATACTCTTGCAGGATTAACTTGTTTAAGACCAAGAATATCAAAATTTATAATCTTGCACATACTATGCAATGCTGGAATTTTCTTTTGTAACCATGAAATATTCTTTTCAATCGGTTTCTTATACTTTTCGAAAAGTTCTGCACCACGACCGGTATTTTTAAAACCTTGAATCAAAACTCTTCTTCCTTGTAAAGCAGGCAGGTCATGCTTATTAAGAATTCCAGCAATTACATGTATAACGACTCTATCTCCAAGTTTATCAATGAATTTAAAATCTTCCTTGCAATGTGCGTCATGCAATGTAATTCCAAGACCATAAATGAGCTGTTCATCGATTAATTTCTTAATAAGGTCTTTATTTTCCTTAATATGAACTTGATTAATATTAAGGTTAGTAATAATTCCTCTTGCCTTAAGAATTTCCAGAATAGTTATAAGCTGTGGATGTGCTAAAGGATTTCCACCAGTAATATTAACTTCAAGACCAGGATAGAAAGAATTAATCATAGGCAACAGTTTTGACAAATCTGCATGTTTTGTTGCACTGTTACTTCCTTCTGAACAGAACTGACAACCTGCATTACAGAAATCTGTAATTTTTATAGTTATATTCTCTGGCATTTCATAAATGAAATTTTCAGAATCAGTTTCAACCCAACGGCTAATTCTTTTGCCATCGTTTGCTGTTTCGCTAATATAGTAACCAGTTTCTTTGACTTTCGTACCATCAGTATAAATAGTGGTGCGATGATTGCCATTTATATAACTACTTATAATATTATTCATAAAAATACCTTATTTTAATTCAAATATAGTAAAAATAATTTAATCTGTAAACTATAAATAATATAAAATGATAAAAAATTTGAGGATTTTATGATAGACTTTTTAAACGAATCATTATATTTGGGCGATGATGTTGAAGATTACGACAACAGAAATAAAGCCAAGGGTTCTGTTACATTCCGTAGTTTCATTATGACAGAAGCTGCAGATGAAGCATATAACCAGAGAATTACAAATAAGATTTGCACAGAAATTCGTGATATTATGGGCGATATTTATATTGCATCACCTTCTGGCACTCGTTCTGCAAATAAGATTAGACTTATTCGTAAAGGCGGTGGCGGTGCATATCAGTTCGAATTGAAGATTAATACTGATGGAACTATCAGTGTAAATGATAATAGCCAAGCTAGAGGTTTCATTAAGACATTAAAGGATGGTTCTAAGAAATTTATCTTGTTAAATGCTAATGAATTCTATAGAACAAGCAGAACGAATGATGCTGGTGTTAATGAACTTGTTGAATGGTTAACAGATAATTACGATAAGTATGAACCAGCAAATGCTGCAGCAAGAGACAGAAGAAACGGTATTACAACCGCAGCACGCACGTCTGCCGCAATGCCAGCAAGAAGATCTTCAGGACCAAGACGCACGACTGAAATTTCAAGAAGACATGGAATTACAAGCGTTGCTGATTTCTTGAGAAATGGCGGTAATATTAGAGATTTAATCTAATATAAAATACAGATTTGAAAAAACCAGTCAGTAATGGCTGGTTTTTTATTATAAATAATATAAAGAAAATTAATTGAGAGGAAATATGACTTTTAATGAAGCAAAACAGCTATTAAAATCAAGAAATGTATATTTTATCAAGGAAAGCGAAACATTTGGCACTTTGGAAGAATATAAGGCTAAATTAAGCGACTTGTGGGCAGATAACTATTCCAGCGATGATCCAGATGAAGCATCATTTGATGAAATGCTTGCAATCGATCCAGATGCAGAAGAATTGGTAAAAAGCTATTTTGAGAGAGATCTTGACCCTACTGAAGCGGTTGAAGAATTATATAATACATTGAATTCTACACCAGATAATACAGAAGATTATGGTGAAGTTTCTGAAGAAGATAATCTTGACGCATTAGATTTAGATGATAATGTTTCTTATGATGAAGCAGATTTAGAAAATTTCGATGAAGATAATTTTGATGCAACCAATTTTATTGAAAATGACCTTTCGCCAGAAGAAGAATTGAATTTTGACGAGGCAGTTAAGTATTTAAAGCAACATGGTTATACACTTAACGAAGATGCACAGTTACTTTTGGAAGATTGGTATGATAATATTGGATTAACCAATGAAGATAAGACATTCGTTAAAAGAATAATTCAGGGCTTTGATTCATATAAAGTTAAGCCGAAGGTAATTAACGGCCATCGTATTAAAGGTGGTTACATGTTACCGAATACTCGTTCGTACTACTACCGTTCATTAGAGCGTGTTTTACAACTTGCACAAGAACATCATGCAAGTGGTCGTACTATAACATCTATTCAAAATAGATTAAACCTTATGACTGACCAGAACTGGTATCAGTTTATTAGAGAAAATAACCCAGATCTTGATCCAGATGATATTCCGCATCTTTTCGGTACTGCAGTAGCTGGTGAAGCTGATGATACTACTCCAGAAGAAGCTGCACAGCGAGCAGAAGAAGAACGTGCAGAAGAATTACGTCGTGAAGAAGCAGAACGTCGTGCTCGTGAAGAAGCAGAACGTGCTGAACGTGAACGTCAGCGTCGTGAAAATCCGGAACCAGAAGACTTGATTTCTGATGAAGAATTTGAAGAAACACCGGAAACAATTACGACTCGCCCAGTTACTCGTCACCGCATGAGAACTGTTAACAGAAACTTTACTGACCATTATTCTTATCCGAAGAGTGTAATTAAGATTAATATCGATGTTACTGATGATGAAGAATCTAAGAATGACGTTGATGAAATTATTTCTGCAATCAAGGATAAGTTACGTATTGCATTCGAAGACGATGAAGGTAAGTTTGCAATGTGTAAAGTTGATGCAGCAGTTGTCGATGTTGAAGAAGACGGTCAAGCAAAGCAAGAATATCATGTTGTTATTAGCATGCCTGCAGAAATTAAGGCGGAAATCAGCAGATTTGCTCAGCGTGAACTTGAAGACGCATTCCCGTTCGTTAACTCTGAACATCCAGAAGATTCTGTTTATGAATTCGATAATACTGGAAACCGTAATGAAATCGATGACGAAACTTACGAATATAATGAACCAGTTGTTCAGCCGGCACGTAGAAGACCACAAACAACAGTTACCCGTCGTGTTAACAGAATACCACGCTGGAGAGTTTACTATAAGGTCGCTGATGAAAACGGTCGTCCGACAAATAGAATCAAAGCTGTTATTGTTCCTGCAGCAACTGAAGCTGATGCTAAAAACAAGGTTGAAAACCCAGAAGACATCGATAGCGCATACGCTACAAACGTCGCTCAGGTAATTAGAGCTGAAAGAATATAATTAATCTCAATTAATATAAGAAAGGCGGCAAATTAATTGCCGTCTTTTTTATTAATATGTTTTAGCAAATGCCATATAACCTAAGTAAGCGTTATAAATGTCATTTACATGTGCTAGTTCCAAAGGCGAATGCATATTCAGAATAGGAACACCAGCATCAAGAACATTAATATTCAGTTCACAAACCATGCTTGCGATTGTTCCGCCACCGCCAACATCAACCTTGCCAAGACTATCAAACTGATACTTGATACCTGCATCCTTCATAATCCTTCTAACATAAGCGATAAATTCAGGATTTGCGTCAGCACCGCCAGACTTACCACGACCTCCGTTATACTTGGAGAACATGATACCACCATTTAACTTAGCAGAAGACTTCTTATCATAAGCATCTGCATAAAGCGGGTCATAAGCTGCAGTAACATCAGAAGAAAGCATACCAGAACGTGCAAGAATTGTTGCAAATTCAACTTCATCCTTAGGTCTTGTCATACAACGCAATACATCTTCAAACCATCTTGATTTTGCTCCTGTAGCGCAGCAAGAACCAATTTCTTCCTTATCTACTAATACAACACCTGCTGTAACATCTGGGGTCTCTGTGAGGTCCAGAATGGCCATTAATGACGTATATGCACAAACTCTATCGTCTTGACCGTAACCAGCAACCAAAGATTTATCAAAACCAGAATATCTAGCTCTTCCAGCTGGGACAATTTCAAGTTCAGAAGAAACTAAATCTTCTTCTTCAATATTATACTTTTCCTTAAGGAACTTCAAAACCCATTCCTTAACCTTCTTCTTATCTTTATCTTCAGTTTCAAGTTCTGTTGTTGCTACGAGAATATCAAGCTTTTCACCATTAATAAAGTCACTTGCCTTCTTTTCTGCAAGCTTTTTATCAAGATGCGGAAGAAGGTCACAAATACAGAAAATCGGGTCATCTGGATCTTCACCAATAGAAATATTAACTTTACCACCATCAATAAGACAAACAACGCCATGGATTGCAAGCGGAGTAGTTGTCCACTGATACTTTTTAATACCGCCATAATATTGCGTATCAAAATAAGCAATTCCATCGCTTTCATATAATGGCTTCTGTTTAACATCAATTCTAGGTGCATCAATATGTGCGCCAAGAATATTTACTGCATTATTTGCTTTACCGACAATAAATGCAGCAAAATTTTTATTTTTATTTTTAAAATAAAATTTATTGCCTGGTAATAAAATACCGTCGTCATGTTTATATGGTCTAAAACCTGCCTTAATTGCAAGTTTTTCGGCTTCATCAACGCAAATACGTTCAGTCTTTGCAGTGGAAATAAAATCAATATAATTTTTAATAAAAGTTTCTTGTGTAGTCATAGTAATATTAAATATAAAAAAATAACGGGTTTTGTAAACCCGTTATGATTAATTTGTTGAAAATTATTATGCGTTGTCCTTGAAGTCCTTAGCAAAGTTTTCAAACAATGCAGTAAGATGTTCTTCAGTCAAACCAAGCTTAAATACTGGCTTATAAGTATCATAGAATTCCTGAAGCGTATGTGCATTAAATGGCTTATCGGTATCAGTCTTATAATGAGTATTCAAACGTGTCATTGCGGTTCTGCAGATATTGCTGACAACAGACGAACTTGGAGAACCAACTGCATCGCCGATAACACCACCGTTTCTGAAAATTCTTGGATTGTCGCTAAAGTATTTCTTGACAATTTCCTTAACTTTCAATGCATAACTAGAACCATTACGTAATGGAATTTGAATGGTTGTTGGAATTTCATTTTCGATGAGTGCAGTAACTTCTTCAGAAATGCGACGTGCGTCAGAGCTTAAGAATGCACGGCATTCTTCGACACTTGGCAATGTTTCCATTTGAGCATTATTTCTGAAAAAGTCAAGAACTGTTGTATTAACACTAGCCCAGTTTGTTTCGATATTGTTTGCTAACAATAGCTTTGCATTTTCTGGTTCTTCCTGAATGAACAATGCAAGCTTATATGCAAGTTCTTCAGACATCTTTGGCTTTTCTTCTGCAGAAAGATTTGGATTTCTAATAACGTGACACAAGTCAAACCACTGGTCAGCCAATGCATATTTAGAACTCTTATATTCTTCTTGCGGCATAGTCCAACGAAGAATATCACGTTTGATGTTCTTATAAGTCTTGGCACCGAATCTATCCAAAGCTTCTTCTGGATTATGCTGGAACCAATCAATAAACTCAGCAAGGTTCAACTGGTCATAAGCGTCTTGTGCACTTGTATATTGCTTAGTGGTTTTATGACGGAATGCCATACCCTTATCATAATAATTTCTATCAATATCGTCCTTATTACGTTCAACTGTTCTTTCAATTCTTGCGAAAAGCTTATGATATGAACTTGCGTTAAACTTACGAACAAGCTCACTCCAAGAAATGCTACTTAAATCAATGTCGAGTCTATCATTGATTAAAGCAACATAGTTATCCCAATCAAAACTATTCTGAATAATATAGTTTTTCAATGAAGCTTTTTGACGATCTGTTTGACCTTTATCAGCAATTAATTCATTAAGTGCCTTATCAGTAAGATAAAATTGTTTCTTTTCAGGTGAAAGTTTGTCGTAAATACGACGATATGCATTCTTTGCCATTTCAGTAATATATCTTCTTCTATTAGAGAACAAGCTCATATAATCTCCTTGTAATTTACTTTATATTATTTATAATAAAAAATGAGAGAAATAATCCCTCATTTATTATAAAAAATACAGAAGTATTAGAGATTATCAGCTATAATTTCTTCTGATTTTTCTTCTAGTTTGCGTTCTGCCTCAACTGCTTGAATTTTTTGATCAGTAACTACATCTGTGTCAAATCTGTCAATATGCATAATTGCACGTTTAAGTTCTTCTACAGGGAAATTAGAAATCATTTCACCCAATTGAGGTTTTGTCTTTTCGTTATCCATATTAATTATTTATTACTGTTTTAAAGCATCTTCGATAATTGTGCCATGATGGAAACCAAGTTTTGGCAAATTATCAAGCTTAAACCAGCCTACATCTGCAGCATCGTCACCAGCAATAACTTTTTTCTTATCCTTGCCAGGAACATGAACAACAAATGCAGTATCAATAATACGAAGTCGCGGATCAAACATATGGCTATATGTTTTAATCTGACTAAACTTTTCTACTGGAATATTAAGACCAGCTTCTTCTCTAAATTCTCTTTGTGCTGCATGTTCAAGATCAGCATCTGGTTTTTCCATCAAACCAGTTTCCTTATTTTTAAATGCAGAATGATTAAAGAATCCACCAGGAGTACACCAGTGACCCATGAAAGGCGGTTTCTTTCTACGAATCAAAAGAACTTCATCACCAGAAATTGCACAAATATCTACAGTATTTGCAAATGCGCCCCAACCCTGCTTCTTGTAGTTTTCAACCCATTTCTTTTCCAAATCTGCATAATTGGTCGGATTCTGGTTATACAAACAAGTAGAAACAATTTCATTCTTTGCATTAAGTGTTCCTTCATGCTTAATGACATTGAAAACTACTTTGCTAATATATTTCTGAACATCCTTATAATGGCAATCCGGATTAGTTCTAAATATTTCTCTAACAGCACTGCTAGAAACATCCCAGTTTTTAACATTATTAACAACTGTGCAATTTGCTTGCTTATATGCAATTTCCTCAGTTCCTCTTGCAAAAACAAGGAAATTATAAGTAGTCAATAAACGATTACTGTATAACCATTTACCTGCCACAAGGCTTCGCCATTCATCGTCACCCATAACAATAGTAATATCCTTAGGGTCATATTGTCTATACTTAACCCAAAGATATTCATGCATTCTATTTGTCTGAATGTCAATATCATATTTAACATTCTTAGATGCTAATGCAGCAGTAACCATTTGCTTACGAAATTCTACTGGGGTGCGATTAGTCTTTTCATCATTATCTGTAACAAGAATATGAAGCTTATCACCTGCTCTCATCTTTTTCTTGACAGTCTTAATGATTTCTTCATGTCCATGCGTAAACGGATCAAACCAGCTTCCAAAAATATAATGCATAAATTATTCCTTTTTTATTAAATATAGCAAAACAACTGTTAGTTGTCAGCCCTAACAATCGTTTCGCCTGGATAGTCAGCAAACTGTGCCTTCATGCGGTCAATCGTTTCCATTGGAACATTATGAATAGAACCGAAATCGTTTGCCATGCGGAAAACTGAAACGTTATATCCATGTGCTGCAGCTTCGTTTAAATAAGGATTTAACTCCTTACGCTTTACGAAAGTATTAGAAACAATGACAAAAGAATCGTCACCCTTTAACGCATTGAATACATCATCGAAGCACTTGCTATGAGCAACGCCCAATAATGCAGGATTGAACTTATATTCACCTGCTTCGTTAATCCAGAAATTATCAGATTCAAAATGGCTAGCCTTGTGTCCTTGGGACTGCAAGTCAGCAAGCAACTTCTTTGCAAAAGTAGACTTGCCAGAACCTGGAATACCACGAACAATGACTAATGTCTTACCATCGTCCTTTGGTTGTAACTCATGGATTCTTACTGGTCTATAATAAGATTCCCAGTTAACGTTATTTTGCACTAATTCTACTCCTTTATAATTGCACTTTGTTGTCTGTGCAAATTCATGTGTATGACCATGAACAAGATAAGTAATGAATGTTCCTTCAGAATCATAATGATTTAATGCTGAATCATCAGAATCCTTATATGCCTTATCATTTGTGTCATTATAAGTATAATGTTGCAAAAGATAATTTACACCATTATGTGTTAATAAGATATGGTTATCATGAACTAAAGTAATTTTTGGAAATTCATCAAGAACCTTTAATAATTTCTTGAAAATATCGTGGTCATGATTTCCCATTAACCAATACATATGTTTGAAATGCAACTTGGCATAATACTCTCTAAACAAATCAACTAACTTGCTTCCTGGAGTTCCAAGTGTAAAATCGCCAAGGAAGAAAACTGTAGTCTCGTCGTCAACTACATCATTCCATTGTTTCTCAATATCTGCGTTCATTTCATCGATTGTTGCATACTTTCTTGTTCTATCGAAGTGGTCTTCGTAGCTAGTACATAACTTACGATGGTTTAAATGTAAATCGCTTGTAAAGACAATCTTATTGTCATCTAATGTTATTCTCATATTACTCCTTTAAATTTTTTGTTTAAATATAGAAAAAAGGGACAAGCTAGAAGCTGGTCCCTTAAAAAGTTTTGAACTTTTATTATTTTTTACTTTTCGACTGTAGAGAACAAATCGATTAAAGTGTCCTTGCTTAACTGGGTTAAATCAAGTGCAACTTCAGTCTTTTCGTCACCATCTTCAACGAAAGTGAAACCTGCCTTTTCAAGAATAGGCTTCAAGTCCACGAAGGAACGACACTTATTCTTGAGATTTTCAATGTATACCTGGGCATACTTCTGGTTAGGTACACGACCGCCGCCTTGAGTAAGATCCATGAGATAAACTCTATTATCGACGATCAATGCACACTGCTTGTCACGTTCACCATCAACTGGAATAATGAATTCTGCCTTGATGTTGTTCGGATCACACATCGGGCAAGGCTTACCGCCATAAGAACCATAACCACGATCCTTCATGTTGGAACGATTTTCACGTGCAACAAAGAACTTGAACTGTGACTTGGAAGCACCAGAGAATTGAGATACAGATACCTTACCATCTGGGCATTCCTTACTGATATAGAACAATTCAGTAGCTTCCGGTTCGGCATTTGTCATGTCACCCGAGAAGATAATCTGATTTCTTCCATCAGTATAACCAGCATTCCAACCATAACTATTACCATCAATATCAGCCAAATGGAGGTCGAAGTCTCGAGTTCCCCATTCGTTACGCCAATAGATACCAATGACGTTATGATCTTCGCCCATGTCAACGGAAGTACCGAACGGATAGTTTCCAATAAAGTTCTTTTCCGAAGTCGGGACTGTTAAGTTGACGTTCTTTGGATAACGGACCGCACAGGCCTTACCCTTAATTGATTGGACAATGGAATCTTCAAGCATGCCATAAACTCTCATGAGATAAGAGTTCATGCCCTGAGAAACCTTAGGTGCGTCTTCACGAACCCACATCTTACCATTTCTGATTACATACATCTTTCCTGATGCATTCTGAATCTTTGCAAGAATACCTTGCATAAGTGTAATCTTCTTGAAATTGGTAATTTTGTCCTTTGCAAGACGATTTGCAACCTCAGTAAGAGACTTTTCTTCAGTGAGGATGGTTTCCCAAAAGCCCGGTGTAAATGGCTTATGTGCCTTAACTGCCAAACGTCTAATATGGTTAATAACAGAGGCATTAGTAGGACAGCTGGTAACCGCAGCCTTGAGCTTAGAAGCAGCCTTACGGAATGCTTCATTCTTGAAAACCTTTGCAGAACCCTGATCTGCAGTATGCTTGAATGCAAGGAACAACGGCTTGAATCTGTAGAAAACAGAAGCCAAAATATTACATTCAGTTTCAGAAAGACGAGTAAAGTCTACCTTTTCTGTGTTTTCCTTAATAGTCTGAATGGTGCGGCGATCCTTGATAAGCATTGCCTTTCCAGTTGCCTTGAAAACAAAGTAACGGAGCATATTAAACGGATCAGTACCGAAAATGTTGGTAGTGTCCATGAGCATAATGATAGCTTCTTTGTTCTTAATTGAATCAATATTCAATCCGTACTTTGTATAGCGGTCTTCCTTAACGATATAATCGATAAGAATATTAAGAGTTTCAGATTCAAGTGCAATACCTGATTGAAGCATCTTAATACAACGGTTGTAGATTTCTTCTTCAGTCGCTGGCATAATAACCTTAAACGACTGATACGGAATTTCTACATCAGCCTCCTGGTTAGGAACATAGCCCTGGCCTGCAGTAAAACCAGTGCCATATGTGGTGGCGTAATGAATAAGTTGATCAACCAAGAGTTCGAAACGAGTCTTGGATGTAATGTCTTCCCACTTTGCATAGAAGGTCTTATTATAATTGGTTCTTGCTTCAGCCTTGATCCAAGCCAAAGTAGTCTTGGAACAACAATCAGGATGAACAATCCAACCATACTTAGCGGATTCTGCATTGACCTTTTCAAATGAAAGCTTTTCATCATCAGATGCCTTAGGCGCGACATTAAACATTGTAATCAACTTAAGATTAATCATATAAATTCCTTATTTGTGTTGTTAAAAAATCGCTATCGCGAAAAGTAGATATTGCCTAAAAAATTATTCATCTATAGGAACTTTCTTTGCGATAGCGAGATTAAATATAGTAAATTATTTTACTCTTGTAAACCCCTATTTAGAGATTATTTCCATTTCATAGAAATACTTTTGCATGATACCAACTAGTTTTTCATACCAGATTTTTCCATCATTAATCCATTCTTCAAGATTTGGCATTTCCATGTTAATTAAGTCACCAACATTCTTCCATCTCAAACACTTCTTCATTCTGAACATGGTTTTAAGCTGGTTAATTATAATTTCATATCTTTCCCTTGTAAGATACTTCGTAATATCTTTACACATATCTTTAAAAATATCTTCAAGTTCTTTCTGATGTTCCTTATCGGTGCAGGCATTCATGTATAAAATACCATTCTTGGTAATAAGATGAATGTCACCGATGACAAAATAGCTTAATCCACGTTTTTCTCTAATTTCTTGACAGAACGGAGAATTTAAACCTTCGCAAAGCATTTGCATACCAATAAGTGCGAGTGGATATTCTGTCTTAATAACGGGATGCTTACTAAAAACAAATACATTAACTTTTTCAGAATCTGTAACTGGGAGAATTTCTTGCTTTCTGTCTCTAAATTTTAAAGTAACAGGTTCTGGTAAAGTGTCTAAATATTCAATATTGCTAAAGTCTGTTTTATCCTTACCAACTTCAACAATTCTAAGGGGTTTCGTATACTGTTCTCTTGCGACCTGAAGCATATCTGCATAAGTAAAAGCTTCAATATCTGCCGGAATACCGGTTGGGTCATGAACGCCGAAATAGTTATAAATTAAGTTTGTATAATGACCGTCATTTGGGTCTTCATAAGTATCGAGAAGTTCTTGCATAACGATTTTCTTTTCGTTTTCAAATTCCTTCTCTGTAATATTTACATAATCATTTAAAATTGCTCTGACCAGTTCTTGTTTAAAATCTGCGGATAATTTGTCTTCTAATCCCCTGAAGTAAACAACAACATAATTTTGTGAGGTTGAGGCATTGAAATCTATACAGTCATTTGTAAATCTGTCCATATATTTATCAACGCCTTTTGTAATCAAATGTTCCATTAGGTGTGATATTCCTCTACGACCTGGTTTTTCATATGCAGCGCCTGTAGGGAATACAATATTTAACGATGTTAGTCCAAGCTTACTCTTTTTGAATACATGTCCTGCTTTTATCATTCCTTTCCTTTAATTTACTCTTTAATTCATTCTCGCGGGCAGGATCGTAATGTTCACCGAGCAATGATTTTCTCAATTCATCGACTGACATATTGTCTGAATTTTTGACAAGACTTCTCAAAAAGTCTAAATCAAAATTAATGGCATTACTATAATATGCCATATTCTTATTATATCCAGGCTTTCCTGGTCCACACTTAAATGCTTCGTTAACCCAATAGAATGAAGGTTTCTGATCGTCATAAATCTTAAATAACAGATCGTCAGAATAATACCTACGAAGAAACATATCGTAAGCATCCAGCTCTTCCGTATGTGCTGGGTAATCCTTCTTTAATCTTTCAATAATATACATATTAATTAAAAGTGTGTAATGTGGTCTCTATTGTGATAATCTTTAATTTCCTTGGTCTCGGTATCATATACGAGAAGGTCAAGGTTATAAAATTTAAAACCGTTACTGTTGATTACATCGTATGCAGAAATTCCCTTGTTACCAGTTAAATAATGATAGATATATCTAGTAACCATACCGTGACTGATATTTACGATATTATTAATATTTGGGAATGCATCATGTAATGTATCAAAAAACTTGAATACCAAATCAATTTGCTTTTCCATATCTTCTGGCTTTAAAGGAACAATCTTTTCAAATTCTTCCTTTGTAATTTCCCAGAATTTCAAGTTATTCAATTCGCTACAATCAAATTCGTTCAATTCATTTAAAGTCATCATCGGCGGCATTTTAAACAACAATTCTGCCGTTTGCTGACATCTCTTTGCTGGAGAAGAAACAATAGGAGTATTAATATCAATCTTCGGCAAGTATTGACCAATATCTTCCTGCCAATGTTCTGGCATAGTTCCAGCAATAGGTTCCTGACTGTAATCCTGAACCATAGCTCCAGTCAAGTTAGGTGCAGTCGGTGCATGTCTTAAAAAATATAGTTTCATTATTAAATCCTATTATATTTTTCAATAAATTTAGCTTCGCACTTATGTAATCTAGGTGCAAAAACAACTTTTAAAATAGCTTCTGGTTTTTCGGTTCGATAAATAACATCTTCAGTACATTTGAACGGATTTTTATCAACACCGTCAAAGTAAAGATAGTAATTATTTTCATCGAAGACAAGCATTGCATTAATATATCCGGAGTTTTCATCCTGAATATAAAACTTATAACCCAAAACACCTTCTACCTGTGTCTTGCATAATGCTGTCATTTGAATATCAAGACCTGATTTGAATTTTTCATACATTTCATTACATGTAGCATGAACAGTTAAAATGCAGAAGAGTAATGCAAGAATGATTTTCTTCATGGTATTACCTACTTTGTATTGGCAATCATTGTCATGCAATTTGCCAGGTCCTCTATGTTAGAAATGCTATTGGCTATCAATTTATTGTTTTTGGTGTATATATTAAAACAGTTATTTTGCTGTTTTACAATAAACTGACGACCAGATTTAGCTAAAAATTTGAAATGATCTAAATGTCTTGCCTTAGTCTCATCCCAAATTCTACGAATTTCAATGATTTCTTTATCCAACATATACACCTTTTTTTACAAAATATAGTAAAGGTGCAATATATTGTAAATGCCTATTTCTTAAATATTTTTAGGATCATATCAATTAATGACTCTAAAAGGCCTTTTTCTTTTTGTTTTTCTTCAATAATTTCTTCTTTTTCTTCTCTAACTTCTGGAACCTTTACTTCCATTATTTCTTCCTTTGGTTCTTCTACTACAGTTTCTTCGGCTTCTTCGATGATTACGTTTTCAAGCTTTGGAGAAACTTTAATAATAAATTCCTGCCATTTAGAAATATCACCAGTATCTTCATTCCAACCAATGACTCCTGGACATGGCTTACCATTAACATCATAATGTCTAATTATATGTTTTGAATCGATTTTATATTCTTCCATCAATTTCTTTGTAAGCTCTATGCAGTTAGCTATTACGGCTGGAGTAAAATACCAGTTTATATCGTTTGGAGAAGTGACTTTCTTTGTCAAGTTAGTAGAACACATTTCAATACCGATAGAATTAGCACTTGTGCATACTTTATATAATGAACCGCCTTTGGTTTTATACTTATTACCGCCGCAATGCCAACAGTATCTATTCTTTATATCAGGATTATACTGGACTATATTTTCGTCATCAATAATGAAGTCTGCAGAAGCTTTTGTAGTTTCCTTAGCAAAATACTTAGCATTTGATTTCGCAGTCCCAGGCTTGCTTGTAACGCCCGCTGTGTAGTGTATAACAATATACTTGATTTTTCTATTTTTCAATTCTGTTGTATTGGCAGTATTTGTGCATTCTATGATATTCATACTATATTTATAAATGAAAAAACTGGAACTAAATTCCAGTTTTTTTCTTTGTACATGCTATAATTATTTACGGTTTAACTTTGCCTTTGCAGCATTAATTGCACGAGAACCAAGTGCATTATGTAATTCATCAAAACTCAAACCATTAAAATCAGCATTTAAGTCAAATGGTTCACCTGGATTATTTTGTTTGTATGCTAAATATTCATCAGTTGCTGCAATAAACATAGCTTTTAATTCTATAATATCATTAGGATCTTCGTTACCGCTTAACCAACCACAATCATCTATTGCAATTCTAATTATACCAGGTAAAAATCTGTCTTGACCTTTTTCTCTCCAATAGAAATGAGAAAATTCATGACGTGCTTGTTCAATAAGCTCGTTAGCAGAAGAACAGCCAGTACGAGTTAATGCGTCTGAAAATTCGATCCATTGTTTTGCTTTTCTAACACCATCAGAATTAGCATCTTCTTTAAGCAGTGTATAACCTTTATTTCTAAGAATTTGTTTAGCTTCTTGTAAATTCATTTTATCTCCTATATTTTATAATATTTATAATAAAAACTTTTATAATATTTATAATAAAAACTTTTATAATATTTATAATAAAAACCGGATAAAAATATCCGGTTTTTTGAATGCATTCACAAGTTCTAAGCTAAAGGATTAGACCTTTCCGCCCTTTGCCCAAGGTGGTACATTCGCTTTTGTTTCTTTTGATTTTGCCATTTTTTCCTCCATTATATTATTATTTATAAGGCGTCTCTGATTAATTTATTGATTTTATCCTTATTGAAATTATGTTTGGTTATTTCAGGGTGTGTCTTAATAACTTGACATAATTTAAGAATTTCGTCGAAATATTTTTGTTGCTTAGCCTTTGGCAACTTATTAAATTGGTTACTAAAGAGCTTTGTAACAAGATTCTTAGCAATCTTAGATACACTGTTCTTAGAACGCTGGATAGCATCGATATAATCTGGAAGTTTCTGGTGTAATTTTGCTTCATATTCAAGTTCGTCAGAAGCATAAGCACCTGAAGCCATTACTTGATGAGCATCATAGTCATGTGCATCTTCAGTTCCATCTAATTGCTTATTATTAGCCTGAATATAGTGAGTTAATTCATGATGAAGAACTTCCTGGAAGAAATCACCAAAATATTCTTCCATAATCTTATCAACAACCTGCATTGGTGTTTCTGCATCAGCTTCAACTTCTTCTACAGCATCCTTGAACTTGAATGAATCGTCAACATAAGTATAGCTACTATAACCATAATTACCACCGTAACCATATCCGCCATAGCCATAACTACCATAATAACCATTGCTGCTGGAACCATATCTATCACGGAAACGAGCATATAATGCATCACGTTCTGCGGTTCGACCAGTAGTCGGAGTTGCTGTCTTTTTCTTACCCTTGTTCTTTTCAAGGTTAGCTAAAATCCTATCAACTTGTTCTTGACCTTCTGAAGCTTTTTCTCTAGCTTTTGGGAATGGAATTGTATTGATTTTTCTACTTGTATACTTACCTTCTGTAATTTTCTTAGTTCCTTTTGTAGTAGAACCAGCGGTCTTAGTTGTAGCAGCAGAAATAACGTTTGGTAAGTTAATCATCAAAATGACTGGATCTGTATCTGGGTTTGTATCACCCATGGCGTTAGCATATAATGCACCTTTTCCTCTACCTTTCTGTGCATCATAATCACTACGAATATCTTTTTTATCACCATAGAGTTTAACAGTCAATGCTTTCATTCTGACTGGTTCTGGACGATAAGTAACAGGAACCATCAATGCTGGGATTTCGATTGTAATTGTCTTTTCTACATCTTCGCCATCATAAACCTTGTCAAGCATCTGTGTGAGCTTTTGTCTTAACAATTTCATGATACGTGCTTTATATTTTGTAACAAGTTCCTCTACGTCAAACGTTCTATTTTCTGTGACTAAACGATTTTCAGAAATGATATAACCTGACTCTGTAAGAACCTTTAATGCCTTATATATTTCCAGTTCATTGAGCTTCATAAAGTTCCTTTTTATTTTATATTATTTATAACAAAAAAGGTAGTCAAATTAATGACTACCTTTAAGGTACTATGCGATACAATATATCACACTCTTAGGAACATATCTAAAATTGATTCTGATTTTTTCTGTAATTCTGCATGTAATCGTTCGTTTTCTTTTATGACATTCATAATGTCATGAATAATCATATTTTTAGAGAACTTCTGGTCATATTCGTCGCAGTATTCAGTTAACCTGGAAATGCTGTCTTCAATACTACAATGAATTTCAGTTTTTTCTGTTTCCAAAGGTTTATCTTTGTCGATTACTTCCTTGATAGCATTGAAATATTTTTCAAACTTATCAAACTTAAACCTTACTCTAGTATCACCATCGAACTCATAATATTCAGACATAATGAAGTCTGGAATATCCTTAATTTTCTGTTTTACATACTTATAAAGACGAATATTACAGTATGTAAAATCATCTTCAGCGGTTCTGAACGTGATCGTTCCAATGACAGCTTCTCGATAAAGAACATGCCAAACCCTATCATTCATAATATGGATTGACTGAATATCGATATTCATTCGGTCAAGAAGAACATGTAATAGATAAGATGACTGGTTTAAATAGTCAAATATTTGTTTTTCATCTTGTCTCATGGTTTTACGAAGGTAAATACGTTAAAAGAGCTACAAAAGCAATATTCAAAATATAAAATTTAGCAAGAGAACCAAAAACATCGCCGACACTCATTGGTTTGTTCATATCGATAGATGTCGTGGTGACAATAAGAAATACAAGTTCAACTATGAACAGAATTGAACCATAACCAAGAACACTAAGCATGTGCAATCTCCTCTTTCTTTTTATAAGGGTGAGTTTTATCCTTTTCAATAGAGATAATTGTCGGAATTGAACCATAAGCTTCGCTGATGAATGATTCAAGTTCCTTCTGGACTTCTTCCTCATTTTCACCATAACGCTTAAAAATCATGGGTTCATTCATAATTGTTACTACACACTTATATCTTTCTTTCATAAAATAAAAACTCCTTTTTACCTCTATAATATAGCAAAAAGGAGAAGAATTGTAAATAGGTTATTGACTAGTTAATTTATTCAGTCACCATTCAACCGATTGACCATCTGGAATGCTTTTAAATATTGCTTCAGTAAAATTGATAATTAACATAGAACCGTCAATATATCTAAATGCAATATATGTACAACCATCTTTGGTGTCTTCGTCAAATTCTTGTGCATATAAATCTGTAACACATGGATATGTTCCATGATAGTTTAAAAACTTTTCAAATGATGGACATCCATCTTTATTAACATTTGTAATTAATGCACAAAGTTCATCATTTTTGCCTACATATCCAATAGTGCTACAAACAGTAAGTGCATCTGGTGACATAACGACATTCATCAGTTTATCCCAGTTTACATACCTGTCAAAAACCTTTAATATTTCAGCAAATCTTTCATGAGACCATCTACCATAAGTATCTTCTTTCCAGAATTGCCACCATTTCTTTTTAGTATCTGAGAATTTAAAATTTACTTGTTTAATTTTCATAATTTATATTATTTCCTTGAACTTCATTTACAATAGCATTAATTATTTTAGAACATTCTTGATTTTTGCGTCTTCTTTCTTGTGTTCTATCATATCTTGCATTAAAAACATGTGGAAGATTTACTAAACAAACTGGAGTATCAAATTCAATTCTTTCAATATTATTTTTCTTTACATAATTAGCAAATTCAGATATAATTGATTTTTTATATTCAGCTTGATCTTTAACTACAAAATTTTTAAAAATGATATTTAAATATTCATCAACCTGACCTGGTGCAAGTTTAACAGAATTACAATCAGTCCAACAAGTACCTAGATAAAAACCTTTATCCAATAATTCTTTATATTGCATTACAGTATTATCAAGTGCTCTACGATTGTTAATAATATTCTGACAACCGTCCTTTAATAAATTATATATTTCATCATCTGTTTTTTCATATAAATCTGGTGCCCAAAATTCAAATGGTTTTGCCATCTTTTTAAGATAATTTTGTTGAAAATGATCAGTAATATGGCTAAGATATTTTTCTGGAACAATTGTTTTATATTTACATGGTGCAATAATATTAGAATTATCTCCATTAATTTCCAATGTAAAATATTGAGTAAAAAATTTAATAAATAAAAAATCTTTATCAATGCGTTCAACTAACATTTTAAATTTTTCATTAACAATTTTTACCTTTTCTTCTATTGTAATACTACTCATTATTATTCCTCTATAATTTGCTTTTGTATTTCATCATGGAGTTTGAAAACAATATCATCACCCCAAACATTTTTAGCACAATTAATATTATACTTAATAGTTTCGATTGTCTCTTGAATTGCCTTAGTTCTATTTGTCATATCAAAATAAATTTCTGAATAACAACATGATTCATCATAACTATACCAAGTATTAATAAAATAGACTTCTCCGTCTATTAAATCGCCAACTTCATCTTGAATTTTTTTACCAATATAATCTGGTTTAAAATCATTTATATTATCTGCATACGAAGAACAATCATCTGCTTCTAAAACACATTCGCTAAGGAATTCTAAGAATTCTTTTGTATGATCAATATGATAAGTTACAAAAAATTGTTGTGGATCTTTTTCATCATATCGTTTATAATTAAATAATGTCTTATATGTCTCGGTCATATTTTAATTCCTTAATAGATACTAAATAATTAAATTCTTCGGATGTAAAAATTCAATATCTAATTTAAAACCATTTTTATTTGTAAAGAATCTAGCTTCTGTTTCTTCTTCATTATTAGTATCGTCAATCAAGAAAAATCGATCTGTATTTATCAAACCTTCAAACTGTTTATTTTTAAAATCAATCCAGTCTTTTACTTGCTGAATAAAACAAGTCTGTTTTTCAAGACCAAAACGTTTCATTGCACCAGGAATATGCAAATCTTCAAGTTCTACTTCATCAGTAGTGTTTACCCATTTATGATTAAATACACATTGAATAGAATCATCTTTTGTCCAAACGATTCCTCTATTAGCTTCTGGAATTTCTAAGCGGTCAAATATATTTTTGACAATTTCTTCATTAATTTCTGAACGTTCTTTCCAGCCCCAGGTAAATAAATGACACTTAAGATATGGAGTAAAACAAAAATGTTTACGTAACCATTTACTAATTCTATCACAATTATCTTGTAGAAAATTACAATTCCACAAGTCATCAATAATCGTATTTTCTATATCAAAAAATATATTAATCATATAAAATTACATCAGTATTTGTCGCGATATTTACTTTATCGAGATCAAGATATTTCATTCCTTCTTGCCAAGGTTTTGTGAGTTTTGGACTAATGACGCAAAATGCACCTATACCATAAACAATTTCTACTTCTGACCACATATTATTGTATTTTAAATAAACATGGTAATTTTCCCAATTATCATCTGTATTTGACCAGACAAATTCTCTGAAATCCTTATTCCAAAGATTTTGATAGAAAAATTCCATGCATGACCAGATTTCTTCTTTGTCTTTACCTTTATAATGATACATTAAAGATTCTTCTACAAAAATCTTTTCCTTAGCTACAATTTCTTTAAGCTTAGAAAGCATTTTAGTAAGCTTAACCTTTTCTTTAAGCATTACATCAAAATGTCCTTTATATTCAGGATTTTCAGAATTCTTTACAATAAC